CTCGAGGGAAATCTCGAGGCGAAAAACAAGGAGTTAAAAATGAGCTCATACTATTTATGCTGAACATAAGACAGCAAATCGCCAGCCTTTATCTCCATCTCATGCCCATCGATACGAACCCTGACGATGCTATCCTTGCTGATGCACTTGCCAGACTGGCGGCTCCATTTGCCGATAACGAAGCGATTATTCTCGCATAGCTCTATCCATTCTTTCTGATAGTCGCGTAGTTCGAACAGCTGCGGCCCATCCTCGGCTATGACCTTGACGTAGTTGCGTGTGAAGTAGATGATGTCGCTAGCGCATCGCTTGATCTCATCGATATGCTCCTGAGTCATCGGAATCTGTGCTCCCGAGGTCTTGAGCTGGATGTTGTTCTTGTGGCATAGCGGTTGCTTGTCGAAGTCTAGGTCTTGTAGTGGCATTATATCGTGCCTCCGTAAGCTATGGAATCTTGGACTTTCTTCTTCAGCATGCGAATCTGCATATCAGCGAACCTATACGGGCTATGGTTGATGATGTAGTCGATGGTGCTGGGCTCGATGTCATGCGGAAAGCGCTGCTTCCTGATGACTATATCCGAGCTATCGCGGAAGGTAGCATCATCTATTGCCTTGACTTCATGTAGCAGGTTCAGTGAGTACAAAAGATGCAGCATATCATCAAGTATGCCAAAGTTCTCCGGTGGAATGACTACGATGCTGAACTTCCAGTTACGGTCGATAGCAATATAGTTCGCCCAGCAATCGAACGGACCAGAGTCTAGACTGCTTGATGCTACCCATGCACCACGGTAATCGTTGAACTCGGGCATTCCTTCGAACGCATGAACCGCACCATCTTCATCAGCAGCGAGGACGCGATACTTATAATCGTGCATACTAGGAATGCGCAGCTTCAGCCCGTGGTAGTATACCAGCCTACTCTCGTGTGTAGCTTGATTGATTGAACTCATTTCATCCTCGCATCAAACCGCTGCGGACCGATCAGCTTGGTCCATCCGACTTGCTGGCGATTTCCGTTATCAGCGATAGCAGCAATGGTACCATCTGCTTCGACTTCGACGATAGCTGTATCTCGAGGAATCTCAAGCACCAGACTATGCCCAGGAAGCTGGAACACTCTGGATGGCGGATTGCTATATGACCTGATGATAAGCCACATCTCGAGCGATAGCTTCAGCCCAGCATGGATAGCAAGATAATCAGCATTGAACCACCACGGAATGCCCTTAGCAACCATATCCTTGCATAGCTGGTGCATATCATCAGTATCATCGGTGTAATAGAAGTAACGAGCAGCGCCCATGAAATCGAGCACCTCGGATGCGTCATGAGCTTCGATGCTCAGATGCTCCTGGTCTATAGCTACGCCACTAGCATCATTCGCCTTCCTCTCGAGCAGCTTCCTATCGACAAAATCGCGAGCGAAGATCGAATATGCGATAGCATTCTTCCCGTGGTTAGTATATACGACTTCAGCTTCGATGAAGCTAACAGAATCATCAACTCGGTAGATATCGCCTAAGAACAGTACAGTTTTCATCATTTCACCTCGATTTCATGAATAAAGTCAAACGGGCGAGCAGTCCATCCGACTTGCTGTCGGTTGATACCACACAGCCCACCAGAGCGAACAGGTTTCTCCTTGAAGGAGTAGATAGTGCCATCGGGATTGCAAGCTAGATAGCGTGCATCAGTAGGAATCTCGAGAGTCATCCCACGGAAGTCGTAGAATCTCGATACAGGATGAAGGAACTCGATTACGATGTTCTCGTAATGCGATTCAAGATGCAAGCCCGTATGAGCCTTGATCTCGTTCAGATCAAGTGCTTTCGGATTATCGGTTGCCCACTGGCGGATGTACTCAATCATACTAGCCTGCTCATCTTTCGATGCGAACCAGCTAACCACAGCAGCGAATGCTCGATGATCAGCATAGTCCTTGAGGCATAGCAGATTGTAGTTAGCATTGTACTGCCCATCTTCCCATCGCGAATTCCAGTTGAGATTGATGGTAGTCTTGTCGCCATCGTCGTCTTCATCGCCATCGTACCAGTTACCATCCTTGAGATATGGCTTCTCTCGGTGGGCTTTGACTGTGCCCGATTCGGTTGCAGATAGATACAGGTAGTCGGAAGGCACGCAATATGCCCGCTGCAAGAACATTACGTTGATTGATTGTTTCATGGGATTACACCTTGAGTAGAGAGTCTTCGACGGAAGTGAAGTCATCATCGTTGATAGCAAGCCAGCTAACTGCTACCTTGCCCTTGCCTCGCCATTCATCGTAGTTCAGATAGGGCTTTTCAGCGAATGCGTAGAGCACGCCATTCTGCTCCATAGCAAGGTACTGCGTGTTGTAGGGAACTGCGATGGTGCGATTCCCGTATTCGACCTGCTTAGCACTAGCTTTGCTGATTACGTCATGTATCAGGATGCAGGTATCGGTTGCAGATGCGACACCAGAATGCTGAATGAAAGCATCAGCATCCTTAGGGAACCAGCTGGCGATGGAGTTCGATATCATGAACTTGCGAGCTTCATCCATACGCCCATGCTGGTGAAGATAGCTGATGATAGCAGCGAGCTGAAGCCACTCGATATTGCTATTGGATGATATAACATTGAGCTTCGAGCCACGAGCAACACCGATGCCTATTGGCTTGTTCGATAAGATACCAATCTGCTCGCCGATGACGTCCCAGCATTCGTTCTTATCGCTCCATACCGGCTCGTTCTTGTAAGCATAGACCTTGCTATCGGGATTGCAAGCTACCCATATCATGCTCTTTGGCATCCAGAAAGCCTGACTCCTGAATACGATTGCTCTGTTATTGTTCATATACACCTCTCGGTTTGTAAACATATATTTCGATTGCTTTTATCAAGCGAAGCTATATTAGCGAGTTCTTGCAGAAAATGCAATAGCTGCTTCTAGCTGAAAGCAGTCAAGCAGTTAAATATAGTGATAAATCATTCAAATCGTTGAGGAAAATTAACTATGGCATTTCTATCTTCCAAGGCTCCGGGCGTACAGGTCCGCGAGATTGACCTTACTGGGAGCGTGCAAGCAATCGGCACCTCCGCCGCTGCGATCGTCGGTGACTTCACCTGGGGTCCGGTTGATGTACGAACCCAGATCAGCAACAGTGGCGAGCTAGTCAGCACATTTGGCAAACCGACCGACCGCAACTACATCGGATGGCTCTCCGCTTCTAACTTCCTGTCCTACTCTGGCATGCTCTACGTGGTTCGTGTTGTCGATAACGATGCTTTGAATGCCACAGCGGATGCTGGTCTGCTCATCAAGAACGAAGCAGCATTCAATGCTCTGAACGATGGAGCTACGCACATTGGCAAGCGCTTTGCTGCTCGCTATCCCGGCGCTCTGGGCAACAGCCTCGCCATCAGCATTGCAGACATCCAATCATACGACAAGTGGCAGTATGCTAACGAGTTCGATGCTGCTCCGGGCACATCCGAGTATGCGCAGTCTGTTGGTGCTAAGTATGACGAGGTTCATATCGTTGTTATCGACAAGCTCGGCGAGTTCACCGGCACTCCTGGTGCAATACTCGAGCGCTATGCGTTCTTGTCTAAAGCATCCGATGCCAAGCAGCTTGATGGCGCTCCTGCATTCTTCGGTCAGGTTATCAACCAGCAAAGTCAATACGTATGGTACTTCGGAGCTCCCGATACCGATGCTTACGACGAAGCATATGACAGCAACAGCGCTACAACAGAATGGGGCAAGAAGCTGGTCATCTCCGGTCAGCCTCAGAAATTCAAGGTTCTAAAAGCTAATGCTACAGACAACCACAACGCTTGCTTCTTCGAGCTGAAGAATGGGGCTGATGGTGCTCAGCCCGATCAGAACGAGCTTATCGAAGGATGGAGTCTCTTCCAGTCAGTCGAAGAAATCGATGTTGGTATCCTGATTACTGGAGATGGTGGTGGCGAGACAAGCCACACTCGTGTCGTGCAGTACATCATCGATAATATCTGCGAGAAGCGCAAAGACTGCGTGGTTGTGTACTCTCCGAAGAAATCGGATGTAACGAACAAGACTCAGAGCCAAGCGGTAACTGCCATCCTCGCCACGCGCAATGCAGTAGGTCGCAGCTCTAGCTATGCGGTGATGGACAGCGGCTGGAAGCTCATGTATGATGTCTACAACGACAAGAATCGCTGGGTTCCGCTGAACTCCGATGTTGCTGGTCTGATGGCAGCTACCGAGAATGACTATGATGCTTGGTGGTCTCCTGCGGGCTTCAACCGAGGTAAGATCAAGAATGTCATCAGTCTCGCATTCAATCCGAACTCCGATAGCCGCGATAATCTGTATAAGCAGCAAGTCAACAGCGTCGTTACGTTCGTTGGCGATGGTACTATCCTCTACGGCGACAAGACCCAGCAAGCGAAAGCATCAGCATTCCAATTCATCAACGTGCGTCGGCTCTTTATCACACTCAAGAAGAGCATCAGCAAGAGCAGCCGATATGTGCTGTTTGAATTCAACGATGAATTCACTCGGGGTCAATTCAAGGCTCTGGTTGATCCGTTCCTTCGTGAAGTCAAAGGTCGTCGGGGTATCAATGACTACCGCACGATCTGCGACAAATCAAATAATACTCCGGATGTAGTCGATAGAGGCGAATTCGTAGCGGCGATATTTGTGAAGAGTGCGAGAAGTATCAACTGGGTGCGTCTTGACCTAGTCAATACTCGCAATGGCATGAGCTTCTCTGAAGCTGTAGGCTACGGCGGATAATCCGAATCTCATCGCATCCTTGAGAGCCCATCGTGTTGATGGGCTTTCTTTTTGAGCAAAAATTAGACGCCGAGAATCGCCAAGATTTTGCTAGACCCCTACTCTCATACTACTCGCCATGCGAGATTTGCTGGTTTTTGATTTTCTTCAATGTTTTCAATAAGATAGCAAAATTGGAGTATCAAAAATTTGCTCGAAATTCTTTAATGAAAATAAGGCTTTGCAAATTTTGCTTGATTTTTCGACTGAAATCCATTACAATCCTGGCTCCATTCAAAACCAGGAGAAACCCATGAAAATCGACACGACAGTATCATCATCTACCGTACCGGTGCTCTACTACGGTAGCATCGTACCAATACCGAGCTATGCTTGATACATTGCTATCGACAAGCATAGCTTCATCAAAGCATACGAAGAAGAACCGAAGAGCGAGAAGGATATCGAATCTAATGGAGGAGCCCTTCCGTTCTATCGCAGTCAGCCAAGAAAAGAATGCCTATCGACAGTCACCAAGGTGCAAGACTGTTCTTGGATGACTGATGTGCTTTTCATGCTCAATAACGGCGTGGAATGGGACGCTATCGAAGCTCGAGTTCCGAACTCAGCATATCTGACTGATGCTGCTGACTACATCATCAAGCATCAACCCAGTCCCAAGATGGATAGCGAGGCAGAGCAGCTCTTGAGAACGCTGCTGACTTTGTATAAACCACATCAGATTACGATGATGATTCCTGACTGGGCAACGTATATTGCTATCGATGAAAGCGGCGAGATGTATGCTCATAGCCAAGAGCCCCTTCGCGATATGCAAGACCAATGCTGGTCCAGTCCCAAGAGCGAGCTCATCGGTAGCATCATTGGTTATCGCGCCGATAGCAATATATTCGATTGGACTAAGCGCAAGCAAAAACTGAGGAAAGAAAAATGAACGTATTCACAGACAAGCCCTATCTTCTTGCCTACTACGGCATACCGCTAACCATCCCGAGATGCTACCGCTTCATCTCTCTTGATGACTCGGGCAATATTCGCCTTCATAAGAGCAAGCCCGTCGAGAGCCAGCATTACTTCGTCGCAGATGGAGACCATCTGCTTGATGGCTTCAGAGCTGATCCATCAAAATATGAATTCCGCCAATCACTTGTCGAGCTCGATGATCACCTGAGCAAGCTCTTTTACCTGAATCTTGCAGTAAGCAGAGGAGCACCGAAGGAGCATATCACTGCGCAAGCTGCTGGCAAGCTATCAGTCTTATCCATCGACGACTACTACTATCTGAAGAGACACTGGGCCGGCGAGCTATCTGAAGAAACTGATACCTGGCTTCGCTTGCTTGCTGGCATCGAAGAAAATCGCAAGATAGTTCGCACCATTGAGGTTCCCTACTGGTCTCGCTACATCGCTACCAACAAGAACGGTGATATCTGGGTCTATAGCGAAGAGCCTAGACTGTACGAAGATGATGGAGTGTGGCTTGCTGATAACGAAAATGCTCACGCTAAGAAGGTAAGCTACGTTGCTGATCATGCTGGGTGGACTGCTAGTCTGTCTGAGATTCCTCTTACCCTTCGATTACAGCGCTCAGATATCTGAGCCCATTTCTTATTATAGATGAATCAGGTATGAAAGGCAAACCAGCACACAATCGCAAGCAATTCGATGAAGCTCAGATCATCAGGGAATACCAAGAAGGAAAGTCAGCATCGCAGCTAGCGAAGCAGCATAATACGACAGCTGCAACTATCATAAAGCTCCTAAAGCGCAATGGCATCGAAACACGAGGACTCAGCGCAGCACATCAAGCAGCGAATCGAGCAAACAATAGAATAGATGAAGCTCCGCATAGATCTGACCTAATAGAACTGTCGGAAGCCACGAGAAAGCAATTCTTCGACAAGATTCCAGAAGGCTGTAGACTTAGAGCTTGCACCATCGAGCGCTTAGGTCTTATGGATGAGTTTCTCGAGCTTACTAAGGACTATGATGGTGACTTCATCTACAAGATGCGATGCTTGCAATCTGGGCATGACAACAAATGCGTCGAGTGCGGAGCAGAAACAACATGGTCAGCACTGTGGCGATGGAATCGCTATTGCGAGACTTGCCATCCACAGAACAAGAATAAGAAGCTCGATAAGGATGCTATACGAGCATACTTCGATAAGCATGGATGGGATGCGGCAGTAGAGCATTTCAGCATCAACGAGCATTCGATGAATCGCTGTGGTATCAGACGGATTGATGAGCAAGACCGTATCTACAAGATGATTGCAGCTGACTACGAGTCAGGGATGACCATTGCTGAATGCGCTAGGAAGCATCAGACCACACTAGAGCATTGTCGAGCAGCGATGAAGAAGAACGGCGTCGAAACTCGTAGCAGACTCGAGCGAGCAAAGTATGCTAAGAGACCACATAAGGGCAAGCCAGCTCACAATCGCAAGCAATTCGATGAAGCTCAGATTATCCAGGAATACCAGGAAGGGCAGTCAGCGCTACAGCTGTCGAAGAAATACGATACGACACCAGCAACTATCCTAAACCTCCTAGAGCGCAATAGCATCAAAACACGAGGATATAGCAAAGCACAGAAGGACTCGAGGAAGGTCAATAATTGGGCTCCTGTTGCGCAGCCTCGAAAGGTAATGTGGCAGGATAATCTATGCGATGAATATAAGCAGCATGGGATATCTTGGCTTGCAAGCAAATACAAATGTCATGAATGGACTGTTAGAGAAGAGCTATTCCGCCGCGGATGCTATAAGAAGCGAGATAGAACTACAGAGCCAGAGAAGCAATGCTTAGCCATGCTTCCAGAAAGCCTAGAAATCAAGCAGCATGATCGGACTATCCTTAATGGAAAGGAGATCGATATCTTCATCCCGAGTCATAACCTTGCTATCGAGATAAACGGATTGTATTGGCACTCGACTGACCAGCCTAAGACTGACAAGAGACACCTCGAGAAATTCAACGAATGCAGAGCCAAAGGAATCAAGCTCCTGCAACTGACCGATGCTGATATCTTAGGAAGACCGAAGCTTATCAGGTCGATGCTATCAGCCAAGCTAGGATTAAACGAGCGCATATATGCTCGAAAATGTGCTATCACCGAGATTCCCATCCGCGAAGCGAACAAGCTATTCGATCAGTGGCACTACCAGGGGCAGACTACCAATTCTGCCAAGGTACTAGCGCTTATCCATCAGAATGAAGTCGTAGCCATGCTTGCATATAGAATACAGCAAGACAAGATCATCATCGATCGCTACGCATCGAAGCTCGATACCACGGTTGTTGGAGGATACTCGAAGCTCGAGAAATGCCTTCCAAATCTGAGGAAAGAGACATTCAGCCTCGGTCTGATTAGCGACGGGAGCTTGTATGCTAGCAGCGGCTATCATACACCAGGATATGCTACCAGCCCTGAGTTCTACATTACTGATGGAGCTAGACTGATGAATCGCCAGCATTTCATGAAACACAAGCTCCAAGCCAAGTTCGGAGCAGGATTCGACCCTGATAAGACTGAATGGGAGAATGTGGTAGCTAATGGACTTCATCTGTACTTCGGTGCTGGCATAACAAAATGGATAAAGGAACCAGAATAAAAGAAAGCCCAGCGTGATGCTGGGCTTTTCCAATGGTATCGAAGCCTGATACAGAATCAGAACTTGACGCCGAATTTGCGATAGTAGATGTTCTTGCCCTGGGTAGCTTCTGTGAGCGGATTGGCCACGATTGCGTAGCGTGATTTATAGCCAATCACATTGTGCATAGTAGCCGGGTCTACCGCGCGTGCCGGTTGCAGCTCGATATACGGTGCATAGAACAGACCAGCATCGTATTGGTCGACACCCTTGTATCCGCATACGAGACCGTCGTGGTACAAATATGGATCAACGTATACTTGCATACGACCGATATTACCGACATAGGTAGTACCAGCCAGGTCGACATCGAGCTGCATCTCAGCTTGCAGAGCAGGAGCATAGTCGAGGATACCAGCCATTTGCAATGCGCTTGCAACGTCAGCAGAGCAGATCATGCGGTTGCCACGACCACGGAGAGTGTCGAGGGCAATCTTGTTAGCTTCGCGATTGACTTGGAAGAGCAAGCCCTTGAAGCGCTCAGCAGACCAGCGACCGTCAGAATCCTGACGCAGGTTGAATACACCGGGAGTGGTAGCGCCCTGTGCACCCAGGATAGCGATGTTGTAGATCGTACGAACAATCTCTTGGTTCTTTTCTACGAGGATTTCTTGAGCCAGGATATTGCTCAGCTCAACCTCGGCAGATACGCCGTGGAGTGCTTGCCAGTCTTGTTGCAGCTCCATAGAGAAGATGGATTTCAGCTGACGAGTCTTAGCGACGGCAGTAACCTTCTCGACCGTTGCAGTCATCGTATTCCATGCGTTATCAGTCTCAGCAGTAGCAGTGACTTGACCGGAGCCGATTTCAGAATCAGTCAGGTCAGAGGCAGCGAACGGGTTTTTGCTGCCATCGTGATAGCTGTCGTCGTTCTTGGTCTTGTCACCGCTGAAGTTAGCCTTGACTTTGGTGAAGAGAGCTTCGTCGCCGGTAGCGCTGGTGTAGCGAGCTTTGCGAGCGAAGATCAATCCCGTCGGCATAGTCAGCGCTTGCACGCCGCAGATGTCGTTAGCAATCAAGCGTGGCATAGAGCGGCGGAGCATGGAGATGATAACCGGGTCGAAGCCAGCTACGTTGGGAGTCAGCGTAGCATCTTCTTGCAGCAAGGAAGACTTAGGAGCAACGCCTTCTTTGAGCATGTTCTCAAATACCTGAGCGAGGTTGCGCTTGCGAGCGCGATCTTTGATCTCGCCAAAGTCCTTGTTCTCGATCAGCGGTTTGTACTTCTCGACCAGCTGGTCTTGGAAGCCCATCGTATCTTTCAGTTGTTGTTCAGACATTAGATTTTCCTTCAATGTTTAAGAAATCGGTTAGTATTAAGCGAAGCGCTTCATAGCTTCGACCAGACTGTTCATATTGATGCCTTTGGATTCGTCAGCAGTCTTGGACTTATCGTCCGTCTTGTCGTCATCCTTTTTATCAGCATCATCTTCTTTGGTGTCTTCTTTCATCGCTTTCTTCTGCTCGGCGATGAGGGCATCAGCTACGCTCTTGAACTCGTCTAGCGTTTTCGGTGCGGTGTACTTGAGCAGGTTCAGGACCTTGTCCTTGCCCATATCGCTGATCTGGCTTTCGTTCAGAGCTTGGATCAGATAAGCGGAGCACTTCTGCTCTTCGATCTGGGCTTTGAGAGTCTTGTTCTCTTCTTCAAGAGCTTCGACATTTGCTTTCTCCTGTACTCGCTCATCGAGATACTCGACTTCGATGCCGTACTGAGCAAAAGATGAGCGCAGGCCCTCGACCAGCTGCTCCATCTGCTCGTAGCGCTTAGCATTGATGAAGGTCTGCTGGTTTTCGGTGATGAATTCATCCACCGCAGTCTTGACGCCTTCTTCAAGCGCAGCCTTCTCAGAAATCAGCTTAGCAGCTACGATTTCGTCGATGCTAGCTTTCTGCTCTTCGAGCTGCTCTTTGACCTTGGCATCGATGCCTTCCAGCATGACCGCAGTCAGAGACTGCACCAGAGCTTCGTCGAGCTGATGCTCGGTAGCGACCTTCTTGATTGCTTCTTCGATATTCATTATTTGGTTTCCTCAATGCGAATATTTGAATTTATTTATCTACTTAATAAGTTTCAGGATATCTTGCATGGCTTGGAGCAGGTTCTTCGCGTTCTTGTTGACGATAGACTTGACATCTTCTTCAACCAGAATGCCATCCTTATAGACCCATTGCTTGTTCTCCATGATAGCCTGCACGAAAGCATCCGGAGCGGAAGGGTCAGTAACCACATCCGCTGCGGTCAAGAGCTGGAAGTCGGGCTGCACCACAGCAACGCCATTCTTGTTGACAGTCGAGCCAGTAGCTCTCGTGCTGACTGCCATCTGTACGCCTTCGCGGAGCAATCCAGCTAAGATATTGCCCATCGGCACAGTCTCGAGCACTCGTGCCTTGCCCATGTAGGTAGAGCCTTCTCTTTTGAGAGATACGATCTTGATCGCTGCTCTTTCCGGATTAACATAGGGATTGCCCGGATGATTGAGCTCGCCGAGTGCGCGACTAGTCTGCACCATGCTCGTGTTGTATGCTTCGATCTTCGGTGCGATGTACTCTGATGGATAGATGCGCTTGTTACCATTAACCACATCCATCTGGATGAATGGCCCGCTGATGTGCAGTTTCTTATCCGCGCCTTCTTCGATGATCTGTACTGCACCATCATCGATGCGCTCGCATAGCAGATTCATTTCAGTCCCATCGCCTTGCGGAATCGCCGCGCTTTACGAGTCTTGCGCAGAGTCTTGATCTTGAGTGCATTGCCCTGTGCTCGCTTGGTGATTACCATCTTGCGCTTCGCCATGCGCTTGGTAGCAAGCTCCGCTCCGCTAATCTTGATGCAGGCCTTGCCGTCCCATTTGAAGCCGGGCTTGCATTGCATCTTGATACGGCGCTTGCCCTTGCTGTTGACCTTGATGCGACGACGGACTTCATCGAGCCCATCATCGTTGCCTTCGTCTTCGTAGTCGTAATCGAACTCGACGATATCGGAAGCAAACAGGTAAGCAATCACGCAGTAGCCACCATCTTCGTACTCGATGATCTCGTACTCTTCAACACCATCGATATCATCAAGAGCATCAGCGAAGGCCTCGGCATCTTCTTGCTCTGAGAAATCGCAGGAGAAGATGCCATCTTCGTATTCGGTTTCGATAGCATGATTCTGCGTAGCAGCATCGAGCACCAATCCAGCAGCGCCAAGGTCATCAGTACTGAGCTCTTGCGATTCGACGACATCATCAACCTCGCCCATGCGCTGCAATAGAACCTCGCGCGCTAGCAGCTTCAGCTTGCTGTCGAATCCTGCTACATCACTCGTCAGTGTAGTCATTAGGATTATCCTCTTTTTCGTTTGAAATCTGTTCGCGCAGCTCGTTAATCTGCTCATCGCTGAACTGCATGATATGGCGCAATGCCCATTCTTTGCTTACGTACTGGTCTGTCAGAGAATCAATCTGCGCGAGCGTACTTATGCGGTTATTTAGAATTTCTGATTGTTTTAATTGAACAAATTGATTATCTTCAGCATAGACCCATGCGATATCTCGCTGGATATCCTTCCATTCTGCTGTGGTAATGATGCCGCGCAGCTCGAGCTCGGTGCGCAGCACATCTTCGATCAGACCGCTGAATCGATTACGAAGAGATTGTATGAATTTCAGGAAGCGATACTCGTCGCGGTTGATCTCCGTCAGTCTCGATGCAGAGAAGGGATTGTTAGCATTCTCATCAAACCGGCTACGAGGCACATTGAGCGATGAATAGAAGGTGTTGCGGCAGTATTCGACATCAGCGGTCTCGCCTACATTGGTGCCCTCATCAAGCATCGACACCTCTGTGGAGCGTCCATTAGCACCACGAGGCAACCAGATATCCTCGAGCATCGAGATGACCTGGCGCTTATCAACCACAGCACCTGATTCGTTGTCATAGACCATCTTGTTCTTGAACTTCATCATCAGGTCACGGAGATACTGCTCGCCTTTAGCCTTGGGCATCTGAGCCACATCAACATAGAATACTCTTCGAGCTGGACTACGAACAACACGATAGATGACCATGCTATCCTCCATCATCTTCATGTTGTTGTATGGGATGATAGCCTTGGATAGATGACCGATGATGTAGCCATGCGACGGGTGAATCAGACCAGAGTCAGCATAAGCAATCGACTGCTCGGGGAATATGACTAGACTTGTTGGCATCGCTGCATTGGCTTTGAAGCCCCAGAGCTCATCAAGCTGCTTGTTGTCTCGGATGAATAGGTACTTAACTTCTTCCTTGCTGATATCAACCAGACCGTACTCATCAGCATGCGTATTGCGAATGCGGCGGATCTGCAATGGCTCGATGACTCGCAGCTTCATGATGTGCTTCTTGTCCTTGGATAGCACCTTATGGATGAACAGCCGACCATCGACATACCACTTGCGGAAGAGCCATGCTCCTCGTGCATCGAAGTCGAATAGGTCGTGATAGACATACTCGTAAGCATCGAGTATCTTCGCTTGCAGAGCAGCTGATAGCTTGCTAGTCTCCTGGAACTCGAGATTGATAGCCTTCTGCCCTTGCGTGATGTTGAAGGACTCGTTGACTATCTCCTGCAATGCCATATCAACCTCAGCATTCATAGCGAGGCGACGATACTGCTCGATAGCAGCCTTCTCTCCATCAGGAAGAGATGCGAGGAAGAAATCATAGTTGCTCAGGCCGCCAGGAGCATTGGCATAGTAGTCAGCAATATCGACAGAGCCATCGTGGTCTCTTACGGTGATGCTGTCTTTGGCGACTCCCTTGTCTTGCTCGGAGCCGAAGAAGAGTTTCGAGAGGAATGACATAATTTAGTTTCTCTTATCGTGGGATTATAAAATTTTTTATTACAAAAAAAAAGAAAGGCGGGCGGGGGAGCGCCCCCCATTTGCGAGTCAGAAGGTGATATCAGGATATCGAGAATGATTCATCTGATGGTGACCAGTACAGCTTCCTGTGGGTGCCCTCCTCGTTCTCAAGGTCAGCAATCCAAGTCTTGCCTCCAAATGTATGGGTAACTCGGAATGTACCGAGATTTCGCTTGTACGCATCTTCGAAGCGTGCGTCTTTTGACTGATTACCATACAAGGCAGCAAAGACTGCCTTTTGCTCAGCATCGCTAGCTCTTCCTGGTCTGATGGTAATCAGGGATTGAGTGCCCTCATCAAGCGTGATATTATCAACGGCTTCTTGGAGGATGTTTTTGATGTTGATTGTCATTAGATGGTCCTTTGTGTTTGTTCAGAATGTGATCATGCTCGCTGCCGGGAACCAGAACAGGTTCTTGCTGAAGCCCTTTTCGTTCTTGAGCTTAGCAACCAGAGTCTTGTCCTTGGTGGCGATGTCGTAGATATCGATAGGCAGGATGCTAGTCACGCGAAACTCGCCAAGGTGCGGCATAGCTTCATCAACGAAAACGATATTCTTGACGTTGCTGGTATGCAGAGCCAAGAAGAGCGCTTTCAGGTCAATACCGCCGATGTAGCCAGACTTGATAGATACTACTTCGTTTTTGATGCCCTCGTCGAGCTGCTTGTCTTCAGCCAGAGGCTTGTTAGCTGCTCGCTCGGCTTGCTTGGCTCGTACCTTATCATCGATAGCAATGAGCCACGCCTCGCCAGAATCGACGATCTTCGCTTGCCATTCCTTAAACGTGCGCTTAGCAGCGGTGTAGGTTGTAGCATAGATAAGACCATCAGCTTTCGAGCTGAATCGAGACGCGCTTTCATAGTCGAGCGGCTTCTGGAAGGCAAAGATAACGTAGCCCTCGATACCTGTCTTAGACTTAGCAACAACGATAGCAGCATGGAAGCCCTGATATCCCGGAGCTCCGACACGATTGCGAATCTTGTAGATCAGGTCATTAGCATCAGCATATTCGATCTTGCTGACCTTCGAGTTCGGCGTGAGCATAGACTTGCCAGCTGCATTGTCTTGCAGTGCTCGCTTGACTGCTGTTTGTGCCTGGCTGGGCAGTACAGTCAGATTGCCCAGGTCTTCGTCGAGCGTGATATTGTCGACAGCCTCTTGGAGCATTTGTTTGATGTTGATTGTCATTCGTGTTTCCCCTTCTAGGTTCGGTACTTGTCAGCCTTACTATGCTGACGGATGATGTTTTGCCATTCGGCTGGACTAACCTTCGCCTTCGAAGCATATCGATAGAGCTCGAATCGATGCGTAGCCCTGTTGTAGAACAGATCGAGGTCGAAGCGATAGGCACGATGACCGCCAGACCTCATATCCTTCCGCTCGAAGCGTGCTATGCGAATCGCTTGATGCTCGGGCTTCGCTCTTTCGATTCCCACCGTATCAACTTCAGCAGCAACCCGATAGCCATCGATATCGAGCAGCACAAAGCCCTGCAAGATGCTCATGTTCGATGCTCGCATGATCTTGTCGATGATGCTTTCGTCAGCTGGGCTATCGAGTCTGATATCGATAGGGTCGAGTGTTAGAGCTTCCGAGATGATACGATAGATGTTCATTGATTCCTATTTCGTGTTGTGCGGTCGCATCATTATAGAAAATCGTGCTGCGAGTCGCAACCGATTAGCTTTCAGCTCCAGCGAGACCAGCACGCTTCCAGTTCTGCACAGCAAGCGTAACCTGCATCTCAGCAATCTGGTTGGTCTGGTCGTAGCCAAGATTGATCTCGCCAACGCTAGTCGGCCAGGTGCCTTCGAGAATGTAGGTGCGAACGGTATTGCCTTCAGCATCGAGCAGATGCACCTCAGCATTAGCCATGTAGCTGCTCGGATTGCCCCATCCAGGAATCGCTACGTTGCTAGCATGACCATTCATGTTATCAGACCAGACTTCGAAAGCATCGCGGCTGGCGAAATCAACATCCAGAAGCACGCTGATGTTCCAGTCGTCGAATTCGCGGTCGCCAGCGAGCTTGATCTGTCTTCCCATATAAGGAGCGATAGCTGTGCCTACTCTAGATGCTGGAACAGATGCAGCCTTGCAGGTGAAGCTCACCTTCAGCGCAGTCTGTGCTCCACCAACCTCGGACGGGAAGGAAAGGATTACCTTGTAACGAGACGGTCGAAGACCGCCACCTTGAAAGTTAGCAATGAAGGAGCTAACATCAACCTGGTTTTGAGCCATAGTATACCTCAGTCAGTATGAAAATTATTGATATTATTTATCAGCACAATAGGTTTAGTAAATTTGATTTTTCTCCTCGATAAAGCTAAAATGCGCTGGAATTTTAAGCAAAGGAGAATCATGCTCTACCACATATACGTCACTGCTAAGCTAACGAAGGGCTACATCCCACGCTACGCATACTGCATCATGGATGCTGACGGCGAGACGATCACCGAGCAATCACAATGCGATGCTCATCAGACTGTGCCTAGGATGCTCATTCGCTCGTGCGTTGATAGCATCAATAGCATCGAAAGCCCGAGCGATATTATCATACATCACTCATCGCTCTATCTTCACGAAAGCTGCATGAAGCTGAAGCGCTGGCAACGTGATCAGTGGTATAATGTACCAGGGCGTCGCCCAGTCGATAACCAAGACTTATGGAAGCAGTTCGTTAGCGCTACCAGCCGTCATCTTTCGGTAAGCATCAAGCGCGATGCTCCTGCTGAAATCCTCACCTATCTTTCTAATCCATTAGGAGTCCAACGTGGCAAAAACATTCCGCCCTGCGTATAGACGCATCGTTAACTACTACGGCAGCGATATCATGCTGCCGCTCAACTGCATGGCTATCGCTGCTGACCGCAGCGGACGAGTCTATGCTTTCGAGTATACGCCCGAGTACAATGAGCATCTGAATCACTGGGAGAGCCGAGATACCAAAGCCTACTACCTAGGCAAGTTCGATAAGCCGCTGACCAAAGAAGAAGCTCTTGCATCGCTATGGATTGCTAACGAGTTTCATTTCGATGGCTTCGAGCTTGCTCAAGATATCGAGCAGATCGAAGAAGGCAGAATCATCGCCATCAATGGTATCGAGATTACCGTGCCGGTCGACGTAGTCTATGTCGCTGCTGATATCGATGGTCAGGTACATGCCTTCACCGATAGCAACATCATGCTCTATGGAGACGATGTTACATGGCGAGGCGATGATGGCTTCAAGATGCTGCTTGGTCGATGCGATGCGCCCAAGGATGCTGATGAGGTCTACGATAGTGCGAAAGAAGTCGTTAGCGACATGGAGCTCTGATGCGATTCTTTTCCGAGCAAGATCTGTTCTTAGCTTTCTTCGCTGGCTGCTTCGTCGGCATGCTGCTTTCATTCTTTCTGAGAGGATAACATCATGAAACTTGATACTCACCGCTTCGTCTGCGCTTACCTGGATAACCACATCATCCAGATTCCATTCGGCTTCAACTTCATGACTATCGATAAGGATGGTACAGTCAAGGCTCACAAAGAAAAGCCCATGTGCAGTCTGGGAGGCTACTGGGGCTCTGATGATGCTTACATCATCGGCACCGCTCACTGCTCGTACGAGGAGAGCGAACGGAACAGCAAGCATTACTATCAGAAGCGCATTATTGGTAGTAATGCGCTTCTGATACCAGACCATCATCGATATGTTGCTCGGGATGATGATGGCGATATCTGGTCATTCAGCGAAGAGCCGAAACTGCTTGCTGGCAAGTGGCAACCAGCCGAAGGCACGGATTGCATCGAGTACATCACCGACGAGTTCATCAACGAACCACAGCTCAAAGAAATCCAAGGAGATGAGGCATGAAGCTCACGATAGTCAGCTGCTCCGATGCTGACTTGAAAACCGTCGATTTCATGGGATACGAGATACGCATCCCAAGCAACCATCACTACATCCATGCTATGCGCCACCGAGTGTATAGCATGGAAGAAAAGCCAGATTATCTTAGCCATCCTGGTAAGGTATTCCTGATTGGCGCACACGAGCCAAGCTGCGGTGTTGATATCTCCGATACGATATTCCGAGTTGAGGAGGTTGCTTGATGAAAGCAGAATACATCAAGGTCACCATCGAGGGCGAAACCTACAAGGTCAAGAGCAATCATCAATGGGCTGCTTTCGACGGTGATAGCTGCCTTTGGAGCTTTGCTACATGCCCATCTTACAATGATAACCTGAATTTCTGGATTTCCGACGATGGCGACTTTGACCTGCTCTCCTTCTCTACATGTAGGTTCTCTGGGCTATACAAGATCATCGAGCAGCCTGATGGCAGCTATGAAGGTCAGCTCGAGCGTCGGTTCTGAGGAGAAGAATGATGATTGAAATCATTCTTGGATGTATCGCTGTTTTGTTTGCGTGCGTTCTGTTTATGTTTGTACTGATTATCCGCAGCATCAGCAGACAAGAAGATGCAATCGAAGAGCGAAAGAGCAATCTTCAGAAGAGGATGGATGCGAAGATGGATGCTATCTATCCTCCAGGTTACCTTCCTGGTATCGACCCAGAACCCGAGCCACCGCAGCTAAAAATGCGAAAATCGTGGTAAGCAGAAAGCCCATCAGATGATGGGCTTTCTTATGGTCCGTCCGGGCTTTTATTGAAATACAGCGCTCATTTTGATTTCTTTAGTTTTTTGTTTGCTCATAATTCAGTTAGGCTGGTGTCCCATCCGTCTGTATTGATAGTATAGCCAACTTTCCGAGCCTGTCCGGTTTCGATTGCATCTAAGCGCCACACGCCTTCATCTTTGTACAGTCTAGGCTCTTCGCTATAGACCCAGATATCACCGTTCTTGTTGGTAGCGATGTATCTAGCCCATTCAGCCCAAGCAGGAATCGGTCCGGTGATGTGATCTGGGTCTGGCTCGAGAAGCATCCATAAGCACTGCTCCAAATCTTCGCTCAGTCTGGGATTGGGCTGATGCTTGAGGATGTAGTCGACAGTATCGGTATTGTATGCCCAGTCTGGAACGAGAGCTTCGATACCGTCGACATCCATGCAGCGATGGTGGAGCAGCAATAGCACATCGGTTATCCATCTGCAATCTTGTACCTTCGCTACTGTCGATAAGCATTCTTCTCTTGCTTGACTTCTGTAGAATGGAAGAGCATCTCCTTTGGACTCGATATCCTGCTCGCTTTTCGGTTCTTCCTCATACACCTTGACGTAGCCCCGTCTGTTGATAGCTATGTACTCAGCATCGCTTGGTGCTGGTATGATACTGCCGTAATAGAGCACCGGAATGGTGGTGGCTATTATAGTGGTGGGTTTCATGTGGGTTTCTCCTGGTTTTGATTAGGTCTAGGATTATAATAGATTTTCATCGAAAAAATCAATCAAAATTTGTAAAGCCTTATTTTCATTATAAAATTTCGGACAAATTTTGATACTCGGATTTTACTATCTTATTGAAATCATTGAAGAAAATCAAAACCAGCAAATCTCGCATGGTGAGAGGTATCAACCCTGGGGTCTGCTTAGAAACAGGCTGATTCTCGCGGTCTGATTTTTTGTGCTCAAAAAAGAAAGCCCATCGCATCTCGATGGGCTTTAATCGTATCGCTTCACCACTATTGCAATGCCTTCATCTTCTCGCTTCTCGATGCTAGCTTGTTGCTTGCGTTGTTAGCGAGTATAGCACTCGTAGTCTTCTTCTTGCTCTCAGCAAATGCCATATTGCTATCAGCATCCTCGACATCGAAGTATCGTTGCTGCTCCTGATTAACACCAATCGGAAAGCGCATCTTGTTATTCTTGTTAGCGTAGCGGTTCTTGATCTGCTTGATGAGCACCTGGTCGATAGCATCGAGTTCCTCTGTACGCATCATGCTGATGAGCATATCTGCTGTAGCAGCAATGCTGAACGAATCCGCGATATCTGTCATCTCAACATCGGTAGAAGAAAAGCCGCCGCGGTTGAGCTGAACCGCGCTCCATACAGCTACATCGTGCTTCATAGCAAGGGCTCGAAGCTCTTCCGCTACGCATTTGAGATAGCCATAGGAATTGGTATTCTTCAGGCTCACACGATGGCTAGCACAGATGCCGATGTAGTCAACAAATACCACATCAAACTTGATATTCTTCTTGATTTGTAGCTCATGCATCACACGCTCGATGTGCATCGATGATGCTTCGCCAGATGGAAACTCCTTGAAGCGAAGTCGACCATAGCTCTTCTGTCTGATGGACTCGATTCTGTTCAAGAAATCATCCTTGCTGACGCGATCGATATCATCCATGTCGATGCCCATAATATTAGCATCGACACGGCGAGCAATCAGCTTCTCCTGCATCTCAAGCGTAACGTAGAGCACGTTGAATCCAGCCTTGATATAGCCAGCGGCAAGATGGCACATGAAGCCCGTCTTGCCGCAGTTGACGCCAGCCATGACGATATTGAGGCTCTTGCGAGCCACGCCCTTATCTGCTGTGATAGCATTCAGAGCAGCGATATCGAACGGAATGGTCGACTCGGGATTGTGATAAAACTCCCATCTCTCAGCAGCATCATCAGCCCAGTCATGACCAATGCTGGTATCGAAGCTGATACTAATAGCAGCTTCGAGCATCGCTGGAATGGCGGATTCTTTTACAGTGTTATTGCTCTTATCATAGACATCGATAGCTGTAGCTATGACATTGAACGATGCTCGCTCGCGACACCATTGCTCGCCCAGGTCAGTCAGATAGTCATCAGTCATGCCGTTGCAGATAGCAGCATCGAATATGGTCTCGACTTGTGTGTTATCGGGGCACTCGAGCTGGACAGCTGCTTTGTTCGGCATGACCTCGTATTTCTTCCAGTGCTTGTCTATAGCTTCGAATATGTCGGCTCGCTCGCTATCCTGGAAGAAATCACGCTGCACGAAGGGCATCGCTAGCATGGCGAAGTTTGGTTTCGCTAGCATCGCTGCTAGCATGATGACCTCTCTATCCATCACTGAGCCATGCTGCCTTTCATCATATGATCGATGCTTGCAAACATGTCATATTGCAGGTTAGGATGTGACTTGAAGCGAATGGGATTGATATCAAGCGAGCCGCGGCGGTTGAAGAACATATACACCGAGCAGTAGTTATCGATGCTGTGTAGCTTGTGGTAGAGCATATCAGCACAGAGCTCGTGGAACTCGTTGTGCTCTCGGTACGATACCAGTTCTTTCAGAAGAGAATCAGCTTTGAATCGTCCCTGGATATCGACTGTAGCTGTGTCTTTCTGCTTCGTGTGACGGCAGCGGCTGCGGAAAGCATTGAAGCGATAGAGCTCGTTAGCAACGGCTTTCTTGACATGATCGTGCTCGCGATTGTACTCGAATCCCGATACATCGAGACTATCGAGATCCCACAGAGGAGAGCCGATACAATCGACTTCCTCAGCATCGAAGAATGCTACCTGAACATCGCTCTTGGTAGAATCAGACAAGCATTGCTTCAGAGTCTCAATGTAGTGATCTTTCGACTTCATGGTTGCCATATCGAAGCTGTTGAAGAAGAGCTTCATGCTCTTGCTCTCGATCATCATCGGACTGTTAGCATCGATGATGATCTTGACGATGCCAGCTTGTGGCTTTCCTGACGGAAGCAGGAACGATGCTTCCCAGCAATGCCAGATATCGAGTCCGGGAAGCTCGATAGGCACGCCATTGGCTTCGCGGAGGAGATGGCGAGGGATAGGATTGAGCAGGCTTGCATCCCACTCCGTGCTGTATACCGCATAGCTGGTGCTATCGCCGAGGCTGCGGCGGACGATTTCGGTTATCTGATCGTTTTTGTTCATTGTGGGGCTCCGATGATTAGTGTTGATTAGAAGAACTTGTCGAGAGTATTCGCAACTCGTGGTACGCGCTTCGATGGCAATCGCGAGATGATATCGTTGCGCAGTTTCAGCGCATCATTATAGCTTGTTACTCGGCTGAATGCTAGGGCAGGATGGTTGCGCTTGCTCTTGCTGTTGATGATATCAACGAACTGCGAGCATAAGACCTTCGTCTGCCACAGGCACGATAGCACGATGAACAGGCGAGCAGCATGGCGCTCTGGTGCTGGTGCATTATCATTGGAATTAGCACCGAGGATTAGCTTCCCATACTGCATCCGGCTATCGAGAATGAAGTCGAGCAGCTTCTGCTTGTTGGCTCCTGTGTGGCTACTGATGAATGGGAACAGCTCATCGTAGCAAGTCTTGATTGCTTCTGCGCATTTGTGTCTTTCTGTCAGACTGTGCTTTCCTGTATAGTCGAGAAAGATGCCGTGCATCCATGCAAGCGAAAGGCTACTGCTATCGAACGAGATGGTGATGTCTTTATCGATCAGTCCGCTATTGAGGAAAGCTAGCAGCGGTGTCAGTCTCGATGCTGAGCCGATACCCAGCAAGTGGACTCGCTTGTATCGATGATTTGTTAGCTCCTGGATGCGATTGAACGCAAGGAGCATGTCAACTGACTCGAGCACGCCAACTCCCATACAGGTATCTGCCATTGCAAAGCCCGCGAGGCGATCTTTGTTCTCGATATGCTGCAACCCGACATCAGCCCATCGGACCATATCATCGATACTGTTGCCCTGGATGATGTGGAAGATCTTTGCTCGTGCATCGTGGTCTTCGAAGAACTTAGCTTGCGCGTTGATGTTCTGTGCTGTTGCAATCGACGAGCTATCAATCAGAGCGGGATTGATGTAGCGATCGTTAGCATTCGAGCGCGGATTGCTACCAATCGTAACGGCAGGAATTTCGTCGAAGCAGAAAGCGAAATCAGCATCTTGCTGGTACTCGTAGACCTTCGCTTTGTCTTCTTCTGTTACGGTCTTGTTCTTGTGCTTACCCAGAGTCACCATCTGCAAGCCACCGCTATCAGCGAAGATATTGTCCATGTGGAGTCTTTCGTGCTCGTTGTAGAATGCGATTTCTTCCTTCTCCGTGTATGCGTTGTAGAGCTGCGAGATCTGGAAGGGCAAGCCCATGATCTCCGAGCATTCGTTTCTGAGGATATCGATATACGCACACAGAGCATCCATATGAGGCTTAACCGGAGCTTCGGGTCGTGTCATCCATGGGATGCTCTTGGCTAGACCCATCATGCGACCAGCAGAAAACACCATTTCTAGTTTCATCGCGTTCAGACTCCAATTTTGTTGTTCCACAGCAGATTGTGGAGGCGATGGGTGAAGCGGTAGCCATGAGCCATAGCAAACTCAGCAATCTCGGTGGCGCTATCATTTACCCGATGCTTATTCGGCCCCTCGGGCATCAGATAGATAGCATCCATGAAATCGTAGAGCTTCGCTACCTCGAGGAATTCCTGCTTGGCTGCATCGTGATTCGCTACGACGAATTTTCCCAGGAGCATGACTCTGTCGTGTACCTTGTACGTGCGAACCTTATCAGGCTTGATAGCACGTGATGCTGGCTCGCCGCTGGTATGCAAGAGCTTCGGGCTACAAGAGAAAAGAAGATTGAAACGGTCGGATGCGATCAATTCTTTCAATGGCTGATATACGTTCATCGTGCCGTTCGTCTCGATAGTGATATTAGGTCGAGCATCAGGATATCGTGCGAGTAGGGCGGTGATGATTTCCACCATGGCATCCTGGTTGAACTTGAGCATCGGCTCGCCTCCGGTGAAAATGATATGGACCTTACCAGATGCAATAGCATCGAGCTGTGGTATCTGGTCGAGCAGCTCATCAGCTTCGTACTCGGTTTGCATATCCTTGAACTTGGCAGCCCATGAGTAGACGCTATCGCATCCGTATTGGTAGATCTCCTGAGGCAGGTCCTTGATGGATTCGATCTTGCTGATGTCGATATCTTTCCAGGGCTGAACCCAGGTCGATTTGTCAGCAGGATCTTTCTGGCCGAAGCCCTGGCATTGTAAGCTGCAACCGAAGAAGCGGATAAAGTAGGATGGCACTCCGCTGTAGATGCCCTCGCCTTGGAGCGAGTAGAAGTGTTCTGAAATCTTCATATTGTGAGGTCTTTCTCGAGAGTGGATTGATGGTGTATGAATAAAAATACCCGCATAGTGTAGCGGGTATCGCAGGTCAAATCAATTTAGTTTAATCAATTAACGGCTTTTGAAAAGCAAATGGAACGAGATTCCACCGCAGGGCTATGAAGCTACCGAAGTCGATGACTATAGCAGATTTGCTGAACGAAAGCTCCTCCATCAGCAAATCTGCTACTACCTCATGCCACGACTCGTTCTGCCGCCAGCTAACCAGAGATTCGTAGAGACTGATCGTCTCGAGCTTATCACGAGCACCGATATACACGCTCGCATTCTGCTTGGCTCGGAAAGCATGGAAGCAGATCAGAGCCTCGCCATGCTCGTCGAAGCCGGTGCGACCAGATTGCAGCTTGAAATCGTCATGCGGGAACGGAATGGAATCGAGCGAGTAGAATTTCGAGGAATCGAAGAACTTCTGAGGTTCGTCGAAGAGCTTGACTATCGAGTCGACTCGTAGCAGCTTATCGATGTCTTCTTTGACCTGACGGATGAATAGCTGATTGGCTTCATCCTTGGCTCGACCCATACGAGCCATCGTATAGGAATCGAGGTATCGAGCAACGCTATCCTTCTCGAGGATTTCTTCGGAGTCTGATGGGATAGCAATGGTAACCCATCCAGCTACCGGAGCTCCGCTATCGAGCAGATAAGAGATACGATGATAATGGACATCAAAGCCCTTCAGCTTGAGGCTTGACTTGTAGCGAGGCATCGGAAGCAGCTCGATGGGCTGCGGCTCGGTTGGCTTGATTGCTATCGATGCTTGTGCAAGCTGATAGAGCAGATTCACCGGCTCTTCTTGTAGCTCAACATCGTCAATAGTATCAACATCAGCCTCGGGACGGAAATCGTCAAGGATGACTTCTTTCTTTGGTTTCTTTGCCATATTAAGCTCCATGTTTGGTGAGGAAAAGAGACTTGTCGATCACATCAATCTGCCATACCACGTTGCGCTCGATGGTCTTAGCATACATGCCCTGGTGGAAGCAGCAGACTGATGTAATATTGTAGTACGGGCCATCGCCTTCTCCCTCGCATTTGAGGTAGAAGACTCCATTGACCAGATTGATGAAGCTGCTTCCTCTCTGGAATGCAGCATTGGTTTCGTCGATGATGTTATAGCTGCTACCTTCAAAGCACCCGACAATCGCACAGTCTTCCATAGCATTGAGGGCATCATCAAGACTGACGATACTCTTGTCATCCCATTTGAAGGCGATGGTGCCGTCCTTGACTCCCGTTAGAGATATCACAGGAGCCGAATGCTGGTTGATCAGCGCGTAGGCTACCTCGGCGGTAGCAGCTAAGAACATCACGTTGTGGTTATTTCGCGTAGGGAATTGGATCTATGATATTTACTGCTTTGAAGGCATCGAGCCGCTCGATGCACGATGGGCAGTTACCGCAGCTGACATCAAGATCGGGATTGTAGCAGGTCAGCGTATGCTCGAGCATCTTGACTGCTTCATCCTCTCCATATGCTGCTACGAGTGCTTCGATCTCCTGTGCCTTGCTCATGCTAGCAAACGGAGCAACGATGCGTATCTGATGTTCCCGGTTCTGGCTGATGACTGCATTCATCGCTTCGATGAATGATGGGGTGCAATCCCAGTAGCCATAGTGGTCTTGCTGCTGTGCTCCGATGATGATCTGCTCAGCCCCGATACTCTCAGCATAGCTCGATGCCATCGAGAGAAGAATCATATTGCGGAAGGGCACGTAGGTCACCGGCTGCTGTTCTTTGTTTGCATCCTCGGGCATCACAATATCTGTTCCCATGATGTTAGCTGATATCGTCTTAGCGATATCACCGAGCACGCTCAGGTCAAGGATGCGATGCGGGATATTGTAGAGCTCGCAGGTCTCGCCAGCCTTGACGAGCTCGATAGATTGCTTCTGCTTGTAGTAGAAAGAGAGAGCATGGCATTCATGCTCCCGACGCATCAGATGCAGGGCAATGGTAGAATCCATGCCTCCCGATAGGATAACGACGGTTTTCATGATAGAAACTCCGATAGGTCATTTTTGATAGATGATTCGACTTTCGTCGTGTAGTAGCTGATCTTGTAGCCAGGCTGATTGAGCTTGTTTCGCTTCGATGGCTTCGTATACTCAACCATGCCATCGTTGATCTTCGTTATTCCCATACCAAGCAGAACCTCAGCAGTAGCGCGATATGCTACGTTGCCGATGTACTTGTAGGGCTTGCTGTAGTCAGCTATCGATGCAAGACCAAATGCCATGCTACCATCGATAGCAAGCAACCTCCATGCAATGAGCTCATCACCAGCAAAAACGCCCAGAGCAACGTATCCGGGCTTACCGTGGCAGAAGTCTAGCATCTTCAGATAGTTGTTGCTCAGCAGCATCTGGAAGACTTCCGGGTCTGCTTTCTTTCTTGCGAGCCACGCATCATGCAATGCTCGAGCAGCGGGATAATCTTCATTAGCAAGAATGCGACAGCTGACATTATATTGCTTGCAAAGCCTGATAGCAAGCCGCGCCTCGTAAGCATCTCCATAAGCCTTGAAATCATCGAGTCTATCGAGCTCCATCACATACTCGTTCTTCTTCGATGAGCCTGGTAGCTTCTGCTCGGAATAAACCACGCCATCGATCTGGCTCAGGTCTAGCTTATCGGGATGCTCGATATAGTGAGCAGTCTGGCGGGTCAATTGAATAGAGAAGCCATAGGGCTTCTCCACGAGTGGTCTCTGATGCTCAGCAATCTGGACGATGCGTGATAAGATATGATACTGGTTCATCGGTTCACAATCGCCATCAATTCAGCACGAACCTCGGGCTTCTCGAATTCACCGGATAGATGGCTCGAGATGGTATAGCTGTTTGCATCTTCCACGCCTCGGGTCAGCACGCAGAAATGCTGGGCTTTCATGACGACTGCTACATCATCGGTCTCGAGAATGAACTTGAGGCTCTCAGCAATCTGCTTGGTCAGGCGCTCCTGAATCTGCGGTCTGCGGCTGAAGAACTCCGCTACGCGATTGAGCTTCGAAAGCCCGAGTACCTTGTCCTTGGGAATGTAAGCAATCCAGCATCCAAGCTCGCTCGGATTATGGCTGGTGCCGAAATAGACCCAGTGGTGCTCACAGTTATGTGCGCAAATTCCAGAAACGAAGTAATTGTGCGTGCCTTCGACTTCCATATTCCATACATCTTCTCGATGCTCAGCAGGCTTGACATCGACCACTCGGCAAACGTGCGGGTCATCCGCTGGGAGGAGGCTGGGATAGGTATCGCCGAAGAACTTAGCCATAGTGGCGAATGCGTCGCCTGCATTCAGGTCCTCAGCAGCTACCCATCCGCGATTGAGCGTGCGGAAGCGATGCTCGGGCGTGCAGAAGATCGGACCATTATCAGTCAGCAGTTCGACCAGCTCAGCATTCTCTCGAGTGCAATGCGGGTTGGTGACCTGTGCTAGCTTGACTTTGTTCGTAGATTCATCAAGCGTGTAGACCCAATCGCCATCCTTGAGCTGCGAGATGGGAACCGATCCGCTTGCAGTATTGACATGGGTGGATGCTGCCATGCAAAGAGATTGGATGCTTACGCGCTCAACGAGCAGGTCATGATACTTCGCCTTGTTCTCGACTGCGGTGATCTTCGGGAAATTGTCGTAGTCCAAGCCCCAGCAGGTTTCGTAGAGGTACATCTTGGCGACGCGCTTGGGCGTATCTTGCAAGCTATCATCGGTCAAGTCAAGGTGCATGTTCTCCATGATTTTGGTGAACGATGTTTCAAGCCGTGCTTGCCGCACTTTGTAGGTCGATGGGCTCGTTGGTGCCATCGGAGTCTCGCATCCCAGACTGACCAGATGGTCGTGGATTTTCTTGCCGAGCTCGGGATTGCATTTGGATTTATCAAGTGCCATGGGTAGTTCTCCTTATTGCAGATGTTCTTTCAGATTGCTGAAGGCTTCAGGATTGCCAGCTGCACGCAGTACCTCGAGCAGAGCAATCTTCTGAATTTCGGTGAAGTCGATACGGAGCATCGATTCCACGATTGTGGCGTCGTCTTTCTCGATAGCAAGCTCGAGTGCTCGCACGTACAGCATCGTATGCGGGTCTTTGTTCAGAAGCAAGCTCAGCCCATCGTTATACAGCTTCTCGACTTCAGGAAAGAACAGATCTCCCGGACGATAAGCATTGTTTGCGATAGCGTAGACTGGCGTATCCGTAGTCGCATTCGCATACTTGGTGATGACGATTTTCTTGTCAGCTTTCGTGATAACGGTGACAGTCTTGCTGTCGTATCGCGTAGCCTCTTTGACTTCTAGGTTGGTAGTCATATTGGTTCTCGTAGGTTGGAGTGGGTTAAGAGTTGGGATTGCTCGGGAGTTGACCCTTACATTTACTGCTGCGGTCATCGCATGACCCAGACATTATCGTCGGTGTCGTTTACGTAGGTAGTCAGCACACCATCGATGAATAGATCAATTTCAATCGCACAGTGAGAAATCAGATGCAGCGTGTCTGGTGATGATGGGACCGTGAGTATCGAGTTGCTAGCTTCGACTCGTTTTGTGACTGGTGCAGCGAATTCAAATTTCTTGCGTCCGATCTGGCTCAGAGGCTTGCCAACAGTCAGAACCGCACGGCAGTAGTCACTACGCGTGTAGTCGAGCCATTCATCATCTTCGCCAGCAGCGAAGGATTCTACGAGCTCGAGTTCTCTAAGCTCCTCGTGCATCTCTGATGGGCGATAGGCTCGAGCATACCCGCTCTTGTATGGGCTGTATAGCTTGCCATCGTGCTCGAGGAACTTGCCATGCTCAATGGCTCCTTCGAGTTCGCTCTTTGCTTTCAGCGTTGTTTCAAACGTCATATTTCACCTTTTCTTGGTTTTGATTTTATATGGAGTGAGTGCCCACATTCTGCCGTTTTGCTCTTTGACTGCGCAGTAGTGGATGCTATCATGCTCCCAATGGACTTCGATGCTGGTCTTAGCCATCTCGGGCGTGATGCCTCCCTCGTAGTCGATTCGGCAGTCGAAGGATTTCCATACGAAGCCACTGTGGTTACCTACGCGCTCAACGAGTGTCTTCGTGTTGATGCGCTCTACGCCTTGTGGAAGGACTTGAATCTTCATTTTGATGTGCTCGTATTGCATTTGATGGAGTGCATTATATGCGGGTTCGAGGTTCAAATCAAGCTCGAGATGCAGATTTTCTAGAAAATCTTAAGGTTTCATTGATATCAAATGTAATTTTTCATGCGATTTCATCATGAAATGAGCAGATTTTGATGGAAAATCCGATGAATGCGGTTTTGTAGAAATGCAACGAGCGCAGTCCAAGCTAGGTAAGAGTACACCCCAAAAGAAATTTGGACGGCTCTCGTTGCATCGAAATCTTCGAGAAATCCGGATTTCCTTAACAAAGTCAATACCTTACATGAAATTTTCGAGGCTTCGAACCTCCTCAAGAATACCATAATAAACATCAATAAAATCAATGGCTTACAAATACGGAATAATTTGAAATTACCAGATTTGCACCATATCGATAAATTACCAGCATCAAGCAAAACTCTCGAGAGATGCAAGCATGAAACCAAATTTCACTATGGGCTCGTTCGTCTGGTGGATCGGACGAGTTGAAGATATCATGGACCCGCTACAGATAGGAAGGCTCAAGGTCAAGATCTATGGCTACTACGATGATATCGACAAAGACAAGCTACCATGGGCATCTGTTGTCGGACCGATACAGTCATCATCATTCGAGGAGAATGGATATAGCCCCACCGGATGCCGTGTCGGCTCTACGGTAATGGGATTCTTCATGGATGGAGACGATGCTCAGGTTCCTGTCGTGACTGGCACGCTCTATGGCATCAATGACCTGTTTCCCGGTGCTGTCGAGAAGAAGAATGGCAAGCATCACAAGGACAAGAAGAAGATGTGGGGTGCAGGACCATACAAGCATCCTGCCACGAAGTTCGCTGCTCGCTATCCCGATAACCACACCATCTCGGGTCATAGCGGCACGCAGTTTGAGATGGATAATACAGCTGGCGAGGAGCGCATTGCTTTCCAGCATCCCAAAGGACACTGGATAGAGATGAACAAGGATGAAATCATCATCCACAGCGATAAAGACTGGTGGCTTGGTATCAAGCAGAACCAGACTACCATAGTCAAGCAGAACAGCGATAAATACGTAGGACAGAACCTCACGCTGATTGTCGATGGCGACGTCAATATCAAGGTCAAGGGCAACTGGTCTCAAGAAGTCCAGGGCAACTACGAGCTCAAAATTGGTGGCTCTCGAGACATCAAGGTCGGTGGCTCGACCTCTGAGAAATCCTCGGGCACCCACGATATCAAAGCCTCGATAATCAACCTCAACTAACTGGAGAATCCCATGCCAAGTGCAACTACTTCTGATTATCTCACCAATGCCCGAATGAAGCGATTGCTCAAGGGCGAAGACTTCACAGCACCGACAACTCTCTACATTGCATTGTACACGACTGTACCGCAGCTCAATGGAACTGGTGGCACCGAGGTGTCTCGTGCTGGTACATCGTACTCTCGTGTTGCTGTGCGGCAGAATACCGGATGGCAAGGACCGAGCGGCTCGAACCAGGAATGGAGCAATACGCAGGATATCGTATTCGCTGTGCCGACTGGCAACTGGGGCCGCATTGCTGGTGCTGGTATTCTCGATGCTGAGACTGATGGTAACCTGCTATGGGTCTTGCACATGTCTAGTCCCAAGCAAGTCGAGAATGGCGATGGTGCGCCGAAGATTCCTGCTGGCGCACTCAAGATATCTCGTGCGGTCTGCTGATTCGAGATATCTTCTTAAAAATGGCTATCTTCGGATAGCCATTTTTATTGGCTCGTCGCTACTGATATGGCTTCTGCTTGGATGCTGGTGGATGTTTGGTAGCGAATGTATGCAGTCGAAGCCCTAGAGCAAAGCCATAAATCCGCAGTTCAAGTAGCAAAAGTATGCTGTTTGATATCATGATATGAGATGAAAAGCGATTATCGCTACTAAATCATTGTTCCGCATCGGGTCTCAAGCCATTTCCTTAGCGACTTTATGGCTTGTGGCTTCCATGAAAATGCCATGCTCATGCTTTCCAAGTAGCGATATTCGCTAAAAAGCCCATCCTAATACGATGGGCTTCGTATCATCGAGCGAGTCGTTACAACGAACACGCACCAGATGCGCATCCGCGAGCATCGCCTTCGTCTTGCTTGCTCGTACGACTGTTCAGGTAGTACCGAGTCTTGACACCGAGGCTATTCATGCGGAAGAAATCCGATAGCAGCTTGCGAGCTTCGATGCGTTCTGCTCCTACCACGTTTATCCACAGGTCAGCACTAATAGCTTGGTCGGTGAACTTCTGCATCAGAGCATAGCAGTCGATCATATCGTTGCTCGGGATGTCCCATGCTGACTGATAGTTCAAGTCTTCGCTATCAGGAACCACGTAGCTCAGTGACTTGGTGCCATTGGTTTTGAGCAGGAACGTGTTGCGTGCTGGATAGAGTCCATTGGTCGTGCCAGAGCTGATCGAGCTCGATTCTGCGGGCATATGAGCAACCAGCACGCTATTACGAATACCGCCATTCTCCCTGATCTTCTCTCGGAGTAATTCCCAGTCTTGCTTCAGCTCGAAGTGGATGCCGTTGTTGGCGAATTTCTCCTTCAGAGCTTCGTAGTCGTCGATCGGGAGCCAGCCATCAGTCCATTTGGTCCTGTTAATCCACTTCGCGTTGCCTTTCTCCTTACCCAGCATCAGGCTTGCTTCGAGCAGATAGTAGTAGTGCTTCTCCGCAAGATCGTGGATGGCTTGCTTGCCCGTCTGGTAGTCCAGATTGCGCTTAGCTAGGTAATGTGCAAGACCAACGATACCGACACCAGCGGAGAGCCTTGCTCTTGCTGTGCGTGTTGCAGCCGGGAATGGGAACTGTGTCTGATGGATAGCAGCGTCGATAGCACGCAGAGACAGGAATGCGCACTTGCGATAATCCTCATCATCTTCGATGTTATCGACGTTGATGCCAGCGATAGCACACATAGCAATCTCGCCATCGATGTCGTGGTATTCTTGCTCTTCGTAGAGTTCTCGTACATCTTTGAAGGCATCGGTCGGAAGCGTGATCTCCGCGCAGTTATGGACGACGATACCATTAGCCAAGAAGCTATGCTCCTCGTCTACAGTCAGGTCGTATACGGGCATTGCTTCATCCAGCATGAGGACTCGGAAGGTAATGGTCAGCGAAGTCGAGTCTTCTCCATCAACCAGCACATCATCTTCTTTCAGATGCTGGGCTTGCACCCATCCGCGGTTCTTGGTCAGAATCTTGTGCTCGGGAGTGCACTGGACTTTCTTGCCGTTGTAGGTAACCTCGAGCATCTCGAATGCTGTTCCGGTCTTGGCTGCCATCGTGCATAGCTTCCATACGCGCTCGCCAGCAGCATTGATAGTCTGAACCTCGAAGTCTGCGGTATGGAAGATCTTGACGAAGTTAGCAATCTCAAGCTCCATCTCCTTATGGGTATCTTCGGTACGCACGCGGATGACCGTATCGGGAGCAACGCAGAGGTTCGTCATCCGAATCTGTTCTTTGAATGGCGTGTGGCGATTGGCTTCAGTCAGATTGAGCAGATAGTGACGGCCGGTTTCGACTGCTTCCGATAATGCTTGCAGGAGGATTTCTCGAGCATCGAGCTCTTCTTCGTATCGTCCTTCTTCTACTGCTTTCTCGTACAGGCGAGCAAACATCGCGTCATCAGCATCATACAGAGCCTTGTAGATCTCCGGGCATTTCTTGTAGTCGAAGGTATGATACTTCTCTCCCTTAGCAGCCTTCTTGATGAAGAACGTGTTGTATGCCATGCAGTAGTCGAGCATCCGGTTACCACGAGCGATGGGAGTCATGGGATTCTTCAGAGCCTGAATCATCTTGATTTCTGGGTCATATACCGTGTATGTAGCTGTAGCTGCTCCGCCTCGTCCGTTTTGCAGGTTCGCAGTCACAGCAGATGCAAGCGCACGGTAGTAGGGATACTTGCCCTGGTGGGAGATGATGCCACCACGCACGGGCTGACCAATCGAGCGAGTCTTGATGTGCGAGCCGATGCCAGCAGATGCTACAGTCATCATATAAGCAATGTGGTCGCCGGTAGCGAGGCTCTTAGCATCGTCATCAGCTTCGAACAGACAGCAGGAGATATAGCCGCCATTATCGGTACCAGCATTGACCAGATACGGTGTCGGAAGATTGATCTTGTTCTGGCTAAAGGCATCGTAATAGAGCTTCACAAACGCAAGGCTATTGAGCTGGTCTTCGTTCATAGCAAGTGCCATAGCTACGCGCATATAGGTCAGCTGTGGCGTCTCGTAAGCAATGCTCGCAACACGATCTTGCAAGCAGTACTTGTCTCGGAATTGCTGGTGCTGATACTGAGCGTAGTCGAAGTCTCGATTGTGATCGATCATGTGCTCGATGGTATCGTACTGATCGCCTTGAGCATAGGACTTGTAGAACTCCTTGCTGATGAGGCCTTTTTCTGCAAGCTGCTTGTGGACCGATGCAATGCTCGGCGGATTCATCGAGCCAAAGGATTGCTTGCGCTGCATGATGGCATAGAGGCGGCCAGCCATTCGACTGTACTGCCAGCTACGCATAGCGAGGCATTCGTCGATGAGCATCTTCTGCAGAGCTTCGCTGGTGCATTCTTCTGGGAGCTTGCTTGTGGCATTCAGGACGATGGTGGGCCAATCGACTCGAGGAAGATTGGTAGCAGCCCATTCGCCCCAGCCGTTTACCTTCTCGGGCATGAATGGTTGCTTGTTGCCATCGCGCTTTATAATGGTTTTGATCATTGGTATTTCCTGATTGTTGTAGTTAAGATAGGCTGGGAATCGAACATCAGCAGCATTCGCTTCGCTGCGGCGAGTCGAATGGATGCGACGAATCTATCGCATGAGATGATGTAGCGGTTATCGCCCATATAGAGCAAGCAGCCACAGGAGCAGCATAGCTTGCCATCTTTGAGCTGCAAAATGCAATCGAGGAGGCGTTGCACCTCCTCCTTCGTGATATTCACCGCTTGATGAATAGTAAGGATTTCGATCATCGAAACTCCTCGATTTCGATGCTTCTCATGATTTCTTCAGCGGATAGATGAGTCTCGAATGCACCGATAACCTTGCCATCGAGCTTGATTAGCTTCGTCGTGGTGATGTCTTCGATGGTGCATACAGCAGCGAACATCGAGCACATACAAAGCACCGTGTTGGCTTCGTCGAGCCTATGGACTGTCAGGTCCTTGAGCTTCATATCTTCTCGAGCTCGGATGCAATGGCTATCGACAATAACAGCATTGTTGAGCTCGTGTTCTGCTGTGTCGATAGTTGTGCCATGCTGGCGCTGCAAGAGCTTGATAACTTTGAGTCGTTTCATTCTTCTTCTCCTACGTATCGATTCCACTTGCCTACTGGGCATTGCGTGATAGCAACCTTGACTTTGGCTGATATCACACATCCGCATTTCGCACAAAGACCGATGCGAGTTCTGTGCTCGCAGCTGTTGCAGAGCAGTCGTCTCGCATCGGCTATGTGCTGAGGCACTAAGAGATTCATTGCCCGAAGATCTTGCTGTATGCCGTCTCTTGGCGCTCGGCTTGCTCTTCGAGTGTTTTCTTGTTGTCCTTGTATCGAGTGTTAAATGCCCAGCGAACGGCAGGCTTCTCATCCTGCAAGATGTTAGCGGCAGTCTCGATGCAGGCTTGCTGCTGTTCTCTCAAGGCTTCGATTTTCTCCTGAGCGACTGCCCATTCGTTGTAGATATCAATGGCTTGTTGATTCATGTTATTGGTCTCCATAGAGTTGTTGGTGAAGGAACTGCATGATCACGGCATCTTTCGCCGCATCATGTAGCGGATCATGATACACGAAGCCCGGAAGAAGGCTTTCGTCTATCGGAAAGGTACCGCTGGTCGAGCCAGCGAGAGTATCAACGAAAGTTCGAATGTCTCGAACCTTCCAGTAGTTCAGGTTCGGCGTGCCTCCGTTATTATCGCACTGATATTCGATCTTCGGGAAGTCGAAAGCAGCGCCACGGCTCCAGATCAGGTCTTTCTCGAAGTCGTACTTGTTGTGGAAGGTCAGCCACTGGTTGAGTGCTGCTAGTGCTTGGAACATCTTGCGATCAGCAATACACGGACTGAGGACCTTCTTGGCTTCGTCGGATTGCTTCTTCCACCATGCCATCGTGTCTTCTTCGGTCTTGCCACCAGCAGCGAGCTGCTCGCGCACGTCGCACTTGACGTAAAATCCGGATTTGATGAGATCTTCGAATGTCTTGGGATGCTCGTAGTCGAAGCATACAGCACCGATAGAGAGGATGACTGCGCTGCGTGGCTTGACTGCTAGCGTTTCGATGTCAAAAATGAAGTTTTTCATAGGGTTATAACCACCTAAGGATTGAACTGGCTTTATCGATAGCAACACGAAGCTCGAGTTTCTCTTTCGCAGATTTCGCTTTGCTCAGAGCATCCATCGCTTGCTCTCGTGCTTGATGCAAGTACTCGATAGCGATCTTGCTTGCATCCTTGAAGCTAGTAGCATCTTGGCAATCGGTGCCATTATAGACTCGGATGCGGTCAGGAAGATACTCGTAGCGGATATCCTTGCTAACCTCATAGAATGGATGCTCGATGCTCGCTTGCAAGCCAGCAAGTTCATCTAGCTGCTCGTGTAGCTGCTCATCGTATGATTCGACGTCGCTAACGATAGCTAGAGCAGTATTGATATCATGCTGCATCTGATGGGTGATGTCACGAAGCATATTAGCTGCTTCATCGAATCTGCTAGTAATGTACTCGATGACCATCCCAGTATGGTACATCAGTCTGATGCGCATCTTATCATCGATGGTATCGAGCACGATCTGATCATCGACTAGCTTTTGGTTGTTGAAGGTGTATAGCATGGTTCAGTATCCTAATCTCTGGTGGATTTTTAGCCGAAGGGACCCGATGCGATCGAGCTGGTCTTGAGCTTCGTCTGCTTCATTCATATCTTTCGACATCGTCTTGGCGGTATAGTAATCTTCAAGCAGCATCAGCTTCTCGAGCAATGCGCTAGCAATCGTGGTAGCATCGTGCTCCTCGGTAATCACGCGATCTTCATCCGGGCGATGATAATGGAGGAAGATCTTGTTGCCCTCATAGGAGAGGCTAACGCATGGGAAGTGCTCGAATGGATGCTCGAACGAGTCGATGTACGACTGGCATAGTTCTGGATGTAGCTTTAGCCAATCCTTCGCTTCATCCGAATCTCCAGCTGCAATCGAAAATTCGTCGATTTCTTCTTGCAGGAGCGATTTGATGGTGCTGACTGCTTGCTCGGCTGTGAGGCGATGATACTCGTCGATTTGGTCTGGGCTTTTGACCTTACTGTGCTCGATACTGAACAGGTCTGCAATGCGCTTGATGATGAGACCGATGTCGTAGTAGATGATAGCTTTGTCGCTAGGGAAGAGAAACATGGCTTGTGGCTCCTTTTAGATTGAGTTGAGGAAGGCTTGGCAAGCGGCAGCATGCTGACCTAGCCAGTCTTCCACTTCTTCGGAATCACCATCTTGCGGAACGCATTCTTCAATTTCAGCAGCCAGCAGAGACTTAATGATGGCTATCGCAGCTTTTGCAGTCGATGCGCGGTATTCGTTGATGATATCCATATTATTCATCGGGCTATGCTCGATGAGGAAACCGCCAGTTTTGTAGTGATGAATTTTGATGCAGACCATCGAGTGGTTGATGGATTCGCCGATTGCAGGTAAAATGCTCATGTTTATGCTCCTATCCAAGAGTTAAGGTTTATAGCGTTATCAGCGCGCCGTTGCTTTGCTGATGGGCTGCATTATAGCGGATTCTGCCTTATTTGCAAGCGATTTCGCATGAAATCAGCAAGAAATCTTGAGTTTTTCGTTGAAATCTATGCGAATTTCAATAAAAAATGCCCATCTTGCCGGATGGGCAAACATGACTTCTAGTCAGGAGGTGTGTTCTGGTATTTACTGCTGATTCAGCCATGCTTCGTATGAAGCAAGGGCATCGCTAGCAGCGCTGCTATCGGAGCTAGTCTCGGGTTCGGGCTTGGGTTCGGGCTTCGGAGCTTCCGGTTCTTTCTTCAGCTCACTCGAACCACTCCACGGAAGGTCATCGTCTCCTTCATCCCATGCAGCATCGACATCGGGACCAGCAGGCAGCTCGGGCTTCGTTTCTTTTTGCTGCTCTGGAGCTTGGTAACCACCTTCGCCAGTAACCAGAGCGAAGCGCTTGCTAAGCTCATCGTAGGTCTTGTAATTCTCGGGAGATACGAACGGCTGCAATTTGTGAAGCTGACCGTAGATCTGCTCGAGCTTGCTGTCATCTGCCAGAGGTCCAGCAGTCAGGAATTTTGACTTATCGTAGCTTCGCATGCTATCGGTGTTATTATACGCGCGAAGCTGGAAGTTCGCTCCTTCCCAGAAGTCAAATACGTTGCACGGTGTTTCGTCAGCAAATTGCGGGTCGATCTGACCCATGATCATCTCGAGGATTTTCTGGCCGAATTTGAAGAGGAAGACCTTGCCGTTATTGTCCTTGTTGCTCGGGTCATCAACTACGTAGATGTTAGCGATGTATTGCTTCTGGCGCTTGCGAGCTGATGCAATTTTCTTGTTGGCTTCGACTCCAGACTCCCAATACTTGTTATTTGATTCGCAGACGACGCATGGAGTTCCGGAACCAAGGCTAGTCGGACAGTTCTCGATGAACCACTTACCGGATTTGGGATTCTTGAAGGCGTGATGATAGACTAGCACATAGGGCATCGGTTCGCCTTCCGGTGGTGGCATGAAGCGGATGACAGCAGAGCCGATACCATTCTTATCGACACTGAGCTTCCAGAAGCGGTCATCGTTGTAGTTGCCCTTGTTCTGCTCTTCTTTCATCTTGTCGCGCAGAGCTGCGAAGTTTCCGCTTTGACGTTTGAGATTTGCAAATGACATGATATGTATTTCCTATTGTAGTAGCCCTTGATGCAGCAATTCTAGCTGTTCTCGGCTTAGGTTGAGGAGGAGCGAATACTTGCGTATCCGCAGTCTATTAAGCTCCCATAGCGGACTCAGTGATGACTGGTCGCTATACGGAGCTATCAAGTCCAGGGCAGCAAGTGCCTCAAGACTCAATCCGTTATCGAGCGCGAGGTAGTAGATACCCGGCGCCACGCCGTCAGCTATAGAGCACAGCTGATTCAGCGATTGGTGCGATTGTAGCATATTTTGGTAGATGATGCCAAAATCTTTCTGCAGGGTCGACTGAAGTGTCGAAAGCGTCCTGATGCGTGCATTATGGAAATCCTGGCACTCGTCGGGCATATCGACGCACTGAACTATGCTCAAGCTGCTATCGTAGAGCATCGTGCTGATGATGCGTTGCTGCATCTCTCGCTTGCCCTGCTCTGATAGCTTGTAGAAGTAGTACTGGTCCTTGCGCTTGCGAAAGGAATGCAAGTCGATTCTTCCGAGGCTCTTAGCATTCAGATTCCACACGAAATTAGCTTGCGTGAAATGCTGCTTCAGACCAAGGTAATGGATGAAGGTCTGGAATGCTCGGTACTCAGGAGAAGAAGGACTCGATGCTTGCTGACTGCTTCTTAGTATACGATGGTCGTAGCTTGCGTGCATTGAGAGCCTCGTTGCGTAGTTTCTGTAGGGCGACTTCGTCAAGCTGCTCGATAGCATCTTCGATGTCGATTTCGTTGCGGTCGCAGAAGTCGAGCAGGGCATCGTAGAAGGTGATGCCCTTGCTGTCTGCGTAGTCCTGGACCTGCTCGTGGAAGCCAGTCTCGCTGGTGATCTTGTTCAGTCGCATCACCACTTCCGATTATTGTTGACTGCATTGGGCTGCGACATAATGCGGTCTATCATGCCGCTGAACTCCGGATTTCTGTTCCTTCTCTCGAACTGAGCGAGGCCACCGGTGATGATCTGCCCTGTCGGGCTTCTGATGAAGTTCGATGCGTTGCACTTCGGGCATTTCCACATATTCGACCACTTCATCTGCGCTTCGGTTAGCTCGACATCATGCTGGCATTCGGTACACTGTGCTTTGATCATTGCATGACTCCCATGACTCGGTGGCTAACCAGGTATTGCATATAGCTCGAAGCATCTGCCTTCTGGGCATCGTACGAAGCGATGATAGATGCTGCTATCGGTGCTGGTATACAATCGAAGTCGATAAGCTGTGCATTGAGGTGATATCTTGCCTGCTGTGCTTCGGTTAGCACATCTTGCGGATTCGGCGCTGCTAGGATAGCAGCTTTGAGCTTAGAGGTCAGCAGCTTCTGTCTCTTGCCGTCTGTTACGAGCGCGTCTTCATCTGAGCAGATGTTTGGGATGCCATCGCCGCTATCGCCCTGCGCGATATGGAGTCGAATGTGGTAATCCTCGCCCTTGTGATACTTGCCCGTGATGATGGAGTAGACTTCGATGCTCTTATGGAAGGCTTTCAATTGAATGAAGTCCTTGTCTGTCGATACCACGCATACCGGCTGCGAAGATGCAAAGCGCTTCGCCAAGATAGCTACGATATCATCAGCCTCAGCATGACTAGCTTCGACTACCTTGTAGGGCGTATGCTGCTTGAACTCATCCAGGAGGATTTTGATGGATTGGAAGTACGATGCGAAGTCGAAATCGCTATCATCACGTAGCTTCTTGCGTGCTGCTTTGTAGTGGCTGAAGATGGCTTTGCGCCAGTATCCATCGTCGCAGTCGATAGCAAGCACAACTTCGTCACCATACCGTGCTCTCAGAGCTTGATGGGTATCATGCAGGCGCTTGATCAGCAGCTTGCGAAGGCAGGCTAAGTCTGGTGTGACTTTATAGTCTCGGAAGAAGCCCATCGCGCTGATGATGCTGAAGTTGCTGAAGTCAACGAGCATCATAGCATCACCAGTATGGAGTTTGATAGGCGAATGAACTGATTGCACTCCTGGTGCATCAGCATCGTGAAGCGCGGTATTTCAATGAATCTATCAGCGATGTCTTGGTAGCTAAGGCTATCGACATCGATATCAGGATAGGCGATGACTATCGCCCCGCACGCTTCGGGCGATAGCTGGTAATTCGATTTTTGCTGCAAGAGAAGTGCGGCGTCAAGTAGGGTCATTTCATGGGCTCCATGTTAATTTCAGAGCCAGCAATATAGCGGATTATCGCGCTAATTGCAAGCGAGCCTTGAGTCTGCCGTAGGTGTGGCTATCGAGATAGTCAGCTATCTGATCAAGTGACCATCCATTCTGTGCGGCTTCGTTTAGGTCCTTGAATGGGAAGTCATCATCGAAGAGACAGACATCGTGTCCTTCTTCGATGCGATGCAAGAGCTGGTTCTTGATGTGCTGGTTCTTCTTGTAGTCAGCATCGTAGATGAATCTTGCTCGTATGCCTCGCTCTTTCAGGAACTGAGCATGATGCTTGTTCGGTGGACCGCCACAGGCGATAGCATTCTCGACGAAGCAAGCATCGAATGGTCCTTCCAGCACGCTAACGCGCTCGCCATGATTGCAGTCATCGAAGCCGAAGAGCATCAGGTTCTTGTGAAGCTCGAAGGTCGTATATCGCCTCTGAGAGTCATCGATAGCTCGGCATTGCAGGTGGCACAGCTTACCATCTATCATGTAGGGTATGCCCACAGCTTCGATGTCCGGAAGGTCAAGTCCTTCGTACTTGCTGATAGTATGACCGAATGCTCGGACTGATGATACGTGCAAGAAGCGATGGATGGCGTGGTCGAGATTACGACCAAGCAGATAGTCCAGCGTAGCATCGCCTTCTCTCAGTGGTCTGATGGGCATAACAGATGGCTTGCGGAATGTGAGTCTTTCGACAGCGCTATCATCTATCGCAGGTGCTTCCTTGCTCGGTCTGACTGTCTCGATTAGCATCTGCTTGTATAGCAGCGGACTGAGTAACTTCACCATATATGACAGCGGATACGCTGCGTTGCAGTTGTGGCATTTGTACAAGATATCGCCCTTATAGACGAAGAAGTAGCCACGCATCTTCTGTGTGCTATGCTGGCTATCGCCACATATCGGACAGCGACAGTTCCAGACCTGCTGATTGGTCTGGTGAAAGCCCTTGAGCTGGGAAGCTAGCAAGAGCAGATACTTGCGCTGACTGATGTAGTCCATCGTTTAGTGAATCTTCGATGCTGCCGCGTTCATGACTCGTGCTAGCGCATTGCAGATGGCTTGTTCTTCATCAGTAAGCTGGTCAACATCGCTATCAGCATCGAGACGTTCGGTGATGTATACGAAAGACTTGAAGGCATGGGATAGCGGAGCATCGAGTTCTTCGTCTTCGACACATGCAAGCAAGCACATGATGATGCAGAGCACGGAATCAACGTCGCAGTACTCGGGCACGACTACATGCGTGATATCAATCTCTCGTATGATGATGAAGCGAAGGATGGGAATGAGATCTTCTTCGCAGCTGACGATCATAGCGATGCCGTCTTCGGTTTCGTTGTAAGCCCAGGTGTCGAGCTCGGTGTCGATTTTGAGGATGTTCTGACTTTCCAAAGGTGGGTTCCTTTCCGGGTTAGATTTTGGAGAGTCGCATTATAAGCTAAATACAATCAAGCAGCAAGAGCATTTGGCGGTGCTGATGCTGCATCTCCTCGGGAACATGGTTTTTGAATGTGGGGAACTGAAAGAGGCTCTTGCTCGGTCGGAAACGACCGGGCTTTTTTATTTGCGTGCGAGGCGAGAGAAGGAATGTCGCCCGATCTTGATGGTAGGCTCGGTGCCTCTGTGATGATGCTTCGAAGCTAGGAAGAAGTGGCTTCCGTGAGTATTGTCGAGTCTTCTGTGAGCCAGATGCTGCTTGTAGATCTTAGCAGCGACCTGGATGCTAGCTCGCCACGCTTGCTTGTCGGTGATGCGCGGCTTGCTCCTCGTCCATGAGAACTGCCCACGCTGATAGACCACGCGACAGATAGCATTGGGCCATCTGCTGTGCTCGACTCGATTGAGTACCACATTAGCGACGGCGATCTTGCCAGCTTGGCTTTCGCCTCGTGCTTCGTGGTATATGGTCTCAGCGAGGCAGTTCAGGTCCTTTTGCATCTGTGTGAGCTTCAGCTGAATCGCTAAGACCAATGCTTGTATGCTCATATTGCATATTTACGCGAGCTCAGATGCCAAGCTCATCTTCAGTCAGCACGATAAACTCGAATCCATTCTGTCTGCACCAGTCCCTAGCTGCATCCCATTTGTCCTGGTTGGTCTGGAAAGTCTTGCATTCTTCGATGTATCGAGCCTCAGCCTTGGCAGTCTTGCGCTTCGGTGGATTCGGTGGCATCGTCTGCTCTTTGGGCTTGATTTCTATCGCTAGCTTTCTGACTGAACCATCCTTGGTCTTGAGCTTCACGAAGAAGTCGATGTAGTAGCGATGCGGTCTGCCGTCTATCGAGCTTATGTAGCCGATAGGCATGCCTTCGCTGTTCCATGCTAGGACAGCTGGATTGTTATCGCACCAGATAGCAAACCTGCGCTCCCAGCTACTGCGCATCGTGATAGCATCAGCATTGCCGATATACTTCCCTCGGTTCTTGATGCGGTATGGTCGTGGTTTCGGGAATCGTCTAGCCATCTTCGCCTTTCCGGTCAGCATCGAGGAACTGTAGCATCCCTTCCTTATCGATAGTATGAGTCACACCATCGATGCCGTCGATATGAAGCTGCGTGGTAACTTCGCGCAGGTAGGCCATCTTGATCTCGCTTTGCTTCTTCTCTGCCACGATGCGATTCTGATACGACCAGAAGATGGTCTGGGTGAAGAAGCCGTAGGGATTAGGACTGCCCGACTTGGTCACCGCATAGGGATTGTACTTCCTGATAGCAGAGCATGCGGCGACGATGCCATCTCCTATCATCTCCTCCTTCCATGTGTAGTTGCGGAAGTTGTAGCGATTAGCAAGGCCATATGCTATCTGCATGATAGCTTTGCCAATGTAGTCGCTCGGTCTCGGGATGGGCTTGCCCTGCTCTTCTGCTTCTGTGCACTGTGCTTGATAGTCAATCAGAGCTTGGTTTAGCTCATCCTTGACGATGTAGTTACTCATAGGTCGTGTTCCTTTATCTTGTATCTGAACTGCTCTCGGTCGTAGATCTTCATGCGTTCTATCATGTGGCGATAGGTGTGGTTCTTGCTCTTGCGCTTCGGAGCAAGATCATCAGCGATATCGATTAGCATCGCCTGGCTCTTGCCGTGGTTCTTTCGCAGTACTCGGCCTATCGATTGCAGCGTGCGGATTTGGCTCTTGGTTGGATGAGCAAGCATCAGATAGCTGATGTTTGGTGCATTGATACCCACCTGGAAGGTACCATAGCTAGCAAAGAGCATGATGTTGTTCTGCTTCGCTATCTTCGCTCGTATGGCTTCTCTTTCTTGGACTGGTGTCTCGCCACTTATGTAGTAGCATTCCTTCTTGTCCTGGTAGAGCTTTGCCATCTCGAATAGCTTCTTGCCGTGGTCGATGTAGTTGAAGAGGACTAGGATGTTGCCATCTGCGTTTGCAGCTTGGTCAATGATAAAATGGTTGCGCTCCGTGCATTCAGCAAGCCACTTGACTTCGTCTTGGTAGTCGGTCATCTTATGAGCTTTGCTGTGCTTCAGCACGTGGATGGTTGTTTCGAGTGGTGTCAGCTTGCCATCGTTCATCAGCTCTTTCGTTGTTCGAGTCTCTACGATAGGACCAAACAGAGAGCGAAGCTGCATCTCATGGCATTTTGAGCCGTCGAGCGTACCAGTCAATCCGATGCGGATCTTAGCGGTATCGCGTAGCTTCTCAACGATGCCGGTGATGCTCTTGCCGTCTGCCATATGGGCTTCATCGCAGATATAAGCATCGAACTGATCGAAGTAGTCTTTCTCCTTCTTATACACGCCCTGCCACGTCGATACGATGATACGAGTACCGAGATGGGCTTTCATGGGAGCATGGTACTCGACCATATCCTTTTGTACCTGCTCGACCAGCTGCTTTGATGGAACTGTGATCAGAGCCTTGTAATCGGTATTGCTCATCAAGAAAGACAGGATGCTATGCAGGATCAAGCTCTTGCCCGAGCCGGTAGGGCTCTTGATCAGTACCTTGTTCAGCCTGATCGCCTTCTTAGCTGCATCGAGCTGGTAGTCGTAGGGCTTCATGCTGCTATACTGCTCCCAGTCATCAAACCAAGCATCAGCATTATCGAAGCGATGGATGATGTCATCAGCAAGCTCGATCGAGCAGTAGTTGCTTCGGCACCACTGTATCATCTGAGGAAGCAGACCCTGACTGATGGTGCGAGTCTTGCAGTCGAGCAAGCATATCGTACCATCCCACTGCCCGTATTTGTAGGCTGGCATGAACTTGTAGCCTTGTGGTTTGTACGTAAAGGCAGCACGCATCTCCATCAGAAGCGAAAGCTCCGACTCGATGCGGAGCTTGTATTCGTTGAGCTTGTGTAGTCTGAAGTCTGCCATATCACATCCCCGCCTGGAACTTCTGGAACTCTATTGCATTGCGGATGTTGAATGACCGCTGGCTCAGATCCTTGATGAAAAGCTCGATGCTATCGCATATTGCTTTTGCTTCGTGCAGGGCATCCTTCGCTTCTTGGTAGGCATCATCCGCATTCAAGAACAGAGGCAGGTCAGTCTTGAGTGGCTTCAGCTGCATGGGTTCTTCCTTATAATGCGCATCGCTCATCTTGCCGGTGTAGTGCAAGGTACGCTCCTTGAGCACATCATCGTGATGCTTCTGAGCTACACGGAGATTGCGACCAGCATCAGCAAGGAGGGCAATCCACTTCGCCTGCAGGCTGCTGATAGCGATGCTTGCATCGTCGAGTTTCGACTTGTTGATGGTGCTATCTTCAGCGATAGCTTTCAGGATATCATCTAGGCTCATGATTTCTCGATCCGGTAGTGGCTATACTCAAAGAGGATGCTGCTAATCAGCACATCTTCGTCATTGAGCGTGCTATCCATGTTCATAGCACCAACCTCGGTCGGGAAAGCATTATAGAAGGTAGCTACCAGGCCCGAGGTCTTGTTGCGTGTCATCATATGGAGCTTGATGTCCTTGCATCGTGACCACTGCCCGTTCTTGTCCTTGTTGGCGATCATCCAGTCCATCAGCGCGATGATGTTCTTGTAATCCTCGCTTACGATGATGTCCATGCTAAGCGGGTCATACTCAACCGTATCGCCCGGCACGCGGAGCGGATTGTTTACGTAGTTGCCCACAACAGCATTCTGCCGGAATCCCGGTAGCATCGTGCGCTGGACGAAGAAATCGACTTCCTCGTAGTCTGGTATCACCAGCTTGTAGTTGCTGCTGGTTGCAGCGTTCTTGTTCGTTACGGTCATGTTGAAGCTCCTTACAGATCCATTTTTGTGCGTGCTGTCTTGGCGATCTTGAACAGCTGGCGTACTAATCCATCGTCTTGGTATGTAGCTTTGATGGCTTGCTGACTGAGTAGCAGAGCATCGACTTGCTGCCATAGCTCTTTGTGCGCTATGGGCTTGCTATCAGCCTTCTTCCATCCATTATTGCGCCAGACGAGCAGGTACTTACCCAGCCCATCGATGATGTAGGCGTTGTTCGAGATGATTTCGACTTCGCTCCCTACTGGTACCTCCAGCAAGCATCGTATAATGCCCGTGAGCAGAGCTTCGTTCATCGTGATACCAGGCTCCCAGTCAGATAGCTCGCCCATCGTCTCGAAGCCCTCGCTGATAGATGCAGCCCATCCGGTCGCTACGCTCGACTTGAGCGCTGATGCTGCTATCGTTATTCTGAAATGTCTTGGCTCGTGTATTGTCATGGTTGTTTTCTCGGTGGTGTTGGTTGAAAGCTGCATTATAGCATGAAAAGCCATCTTCTAAAAGCATCAAAACCATGCAGCATTTGCATCCTTACCCTATACAATCATGCTCTCAAATGGAGATCGCCGCTTAGAAGGCGCTCTACGCGGTTCTAGAGCTATAGATGCTCCAATGCAACCAAGCAGCAAAAGACGCCGAGAATCGCCTAGATTTTTACCGACCGCCAGGGTCAGTAGCACTCGCCATGCGAGATTTAGTCGTTTTTGATTTTATTCAATGTTTTCAATGATTTAAGAAAATCCGAGTATCAAAAATTTAGCTGAAATTCTATAATGAAATCAACGCCTTACAAATTTTTCGAGAAAATCGGTATCCATTTTAAGAAAAGCCAGGACCATAGAAACCGCTACCATCTGATGCTCTGGTCTTTGGTGGATACAAGCGACAGTAGCAAACCATCAAGACCCGCATGGATTCCATGCTCGAGGTATACGATGGTACATCTCAGCATGCGATCGCTGCTTAGAGCGCGATTGATGCGGTTCTAGCGCTATGAATGCTACGGATGGCTATCATGCTGTTTTGCTGCTCTTCGATGGCGATAGCAATCCATCGAGCGAACCGCGAGCATCGAGCTCAAATGCAAGCAACGAAAGACCATCATCTCCGATGCGATAGCAAGAAGCAACCAAACCATCGAATCGCAAGATTTCGCAGTCAACCCTATACAATCATGCTCGGAGCATACGATCGCCGCTTAGAAGGCGTTCTGCGCGGTTCTCGAGCTATAGATGCAGCTGATGCGCATCCCATGGTTTGATGTAAGCGCAGATGCACCATGCAAAGCAGGAAGCAAGCCCATGCAAGCGATGCTATGGATGGCTATCCCATGGTTTGATGCGGTTTGATGCGATAGCAAGCCCATGAAACCCACCAGAACCAGCCAAAAGCCATCATGCAAACCACCAAATCAGTCGAAAAGCCACGTAGATTGTGAGCTCTCGCCACCTTAATGAAGTTTAATAAATCTCCGCTTGCGCCATCTATGAAGTTGGCTTAGAATGCGATATAATCCCTCAAACTAGGCTCATGACGAAAATTTCTGATACTAAATTTTTCTCAATGGGCTACGTCCGAACGATATGCTATCTGATGTAACGCATGCGAGAAGAAATTTCCACCAGGACGGTGAATCGAAAGAGTGCTGAGCGAAGCGAAGCGCTCTTCGCATTCAGATGCTGAGCGAAGCGAAGCAGATGAATGCACGTCTGCAAGACGTGTAAAAAAAAAACTGAGGCTTTCAGCGAGCGATGTGACGAGCGGTAGGGGCGGGGCGAGGCGCGGGGGCGGGGGGGGAGCCGAGCTTTTAAGCCATAGGTCGCCCAAACCAATAAAATATAATTTTATTAGTTTTATAATAAATAAAAAAATTTTATATTTTATAAAAATAAAATAATTCAATTTTATAAAATATCGAATTTTTGATATTTGAATATTTTTTATTTCGATGATCTTCGCTACGCTCGATCATCTAGCTGATGTTTCGCTTCGCTCAACATCGCTAGAACCAGATCTTGTTTTTGTTGACTTCTTCTTGATTTCTTCTACGTTTGGATTCTTGGTCGACATTGTCGACTTCGTCGACGGCGTCGACAGCTACGCTGAAGGAACCTACTTCGTAGGCCTCTAAAAGCGCATTTTGCAGCAGCGCGGGGCGAGGCGCAAGCATTATTTTATTAAACTTTATTAAGGTTCAAAAAGCCTAATAATTTCAATAGGTTATAGGCGGAATTTTCTGCTTTTTTAGGTTGACAGTTTTTTGGCTGTTTTTGTCCGGTTTTTGGCTGCTTTTTGCCTTTGAAGCTACACTCTATGTGAGCTCGCGATGGTTTGATAGGCTGATTCTTGCATTTTGATTTTTGCGCGCTGCTTTGACTAGCAAAACCGGACATTTTCATGGTCTGCTTGCATCTGGTCTGATGCGGTTGCATCCCAGTCAAGCTCTTGGTTTGATTCGTGCTTGCTGACTGCATTATGCGATGCAACCATCACATCAGCTCATAGCACATGACTGCACGCAGGATGGAGCTTTCCCTGGTTGCAATAGGAAGAAACCCGCCTAGATTCCATGCTCGAGGTATACGATGGTGCATCTCAGCATGCGATCGCTGCTTAGAAGGCGTTCTACGCGGTTCTAGAGCTATGAGCAGCATCGCATGCTAGCTGATATGCTTCCCTGCAAATTGCATGGGCTCTTATGCTTGACCGCACCAATCATACCTCTCAATGGAGATCGCTGCTTAGAAGGCGTTCTACGCGGTTCTAGAGCTATGGATGCGATATGGTGGTTGCTATGCTTGCGAGCTTGACTGCACCAGATGGTGAGCATCCGTGCTGGTTGATCTGACGCTGCAAAAAGAAAGATAGCAAGCTATGCTTTGTTTGCATTTTAGCAAGAATGCAGTGATCATGTGGCTTCGCGAGGTATGCAAAAACCGTTATGCTATAGCATAGCACTTTTGCTTTTGGTTCGACTGCTCGTGAGTTAGCTTCGAAAGCTCAGCATCGATGGTATGCAAGAAGCATAGCTTGCTATGCGGTTGCTATGCGGTTGCTATGCACTATGTGGATTGCTGAATTTTAATGATTTATTTTTAGGTAAGCTGCTGATATCATAGCAGTTCTAGATGCAAATAAGAATGCAAATAAGAATGCCTATTATCTTGGCTTTTGAAGCCAGATATCTCAACGCATCGATGGTAGCTTACAACCAAACGAAGCATAGCATGCTATGTGTAGTTTTGCATTTGGTGCAGAGCGCAGTGATCATGTGGCTTCACGAGTTATGCAAAATGTCGATGCTATGGTATAGCACTTTTTGTTTTGTGCTTCCCTGCCATCAGGCTCGGTGCTCATCCCATCAACCAAATGCAAAAACTACATATAGCATGCTATCTTTCTTTTGCATTGATGCTTCGGTAGTCTGGTTTGGTAGCATCCGCGCTTGCAAAAACAATAAGCAGCATAGCTTAGTATTCTTGCGCGTAAATATCAGTCATACCATCACTGGATATCATCGAGATGAAAATTGATAGAATTGATTACGAAAGCGTGCGCCAGCAGCTAATCAGCAAGCTGCGAGCTGACGACCGCTTCAAGGATTTCAACTTCGAAGCATCGGGCATAGCAACGCTGATCAACCTGCTGGCATACAACAGTCACCAGCTTGGGCACTACGTCTATGCGCTGAACAACGAAGCCAGCATCGATAGTGCTCAGACCAAGCAAGCGATCTACTCGAAAGCGCGTGGCATGGGCTACACTCCAAAGGGCATGAAGAGCGCGCTAGCTGAAGTTATCATCAAGCAGGAGACTGATGTGTTTCCGGTTGATGGCTTCGTCGTGTGCCATGCGGGCAAGCGCATTGCTGCAACAGCATCGAGAGCAGACAGCGCTCGTGACTTCACCAATCCCGATAACGTGTACTTGTACGACTACGAGCGCCTGCCAAATGGGCATTTCCTGTTCCGCTCGGCACCAACCATCATCTACGAAGGAAGCTGGCAGAAGTGGGAATTTGTGGCAGACTCGTCTGTGGTCTACCAGGATTTCATCATCAAGGACAAGACCATCGACCTTGACTCGCTTCGCATCTTCGTGAAGAACGATGATGCTGATGATGGTCTTGAGTTCTACCATGCCCATAGCACGATGGATATCGATGCACATACGAGAGCATTCTACACCACCATCACACATGATGGATTTGTTGAGATCTTCTTCGGTGCTGATGTGTTTGGTAAGCAGCCCGAGCACGGACAGATCATCCAGTGTCGCTACATCTCTTCTTCGGGCAGTCTCGGTAACGGATGCGATCGCTTCCAGCTTCCGGGCTTCATCATCGAGTCGAAGGAAACCAGCAACAGCGGTTCGGATGGAGAGAGCCTCGAGACGACACGCTTCAACGCGATCAATCACTTCCAGGCTCAGAATCGGCTGATCACACCAGACGACTATCGCTCGATGATCTTGCGCTACTTCCGCAACCTGCAAGCAGTCAATGTATGGAGAGGCGAGGATAACTTCCGCAAGCAGTATGGCAAGATCTTCATCTCGATCAAGCCGCACTATGCTGATGCGCTTTCGTGGTCAGCCAAGCGAGAAATCACACGCAAGCTGCTGACTCATACGAAGAAGCTAGGAGCGGAGCCGATATTCCTCGACCCGGAGTTCATCGACTGCGAGGTTGATATTGTGCTGACTACGCTCGAGGATAAGGCTTCCGTTAGTGTCGAGAGCGTGCAGGATAAGGCAGTCAAGGCTGTGCAGAAGTACAACGATGAGTCGCTGAACGTATTCAACAACATGCTGAGCGATGTCGAGCTCAATGATCGCATCCGCAAGGCATCGAGCCACATCGCATCGTCCTTCACACGCAAGCTACTCAAGAAGAAGCAGCGGCTGGACCTGACGGGCATCGCTAGCAACTTCGTCTTCTTCGGTAATCGGCTGGTTCCTGGCTCTATCAAAGCACGCATCATGACCGACTATATCAGCTACGATGTCTATGATGCTGATGGCAAGCTCTACGCTAAGAGCATCAATCTCGAGAGCAATCATGTCAAGCCCTGCGGAGATTGTGACTACGCTAGCGGCACCATCAACTACATCCATCCGGTGAAGCACCATCAGGGCGAAGACCGCTACCACGAGGTCATCTTCGAAGCCAAGCCATACAACGCCGATGTGCTGAGTAGCTTCAATAATATCGTACGAATCAGCAAGGTAAGGGTTGCTCATGCCAACACATAACGCTCTAATCAAGGCACGACTGCCGGAGTTCATGAAGACACTCTATCCGCAGTTCACCGATTTTATCACCGCATACTTCCGCGAGCTCGAAGCGAAAGGAGAAGTTCTTCATGAGATTACGCACTTCTTGGAGAACATCGACTCGGGCAATGTTCATGCTGAGTACTGGGACAAGATACTCGCTGACCTAGCCTTCGGTCTTCGCGAGGAGAAATTCGAGGTCGACAAGCGCCTGCTAGTCCTCTTCATCCGGCATTATTATATGTCTCGTGGCACGGCGAAGTCAGTCGAGTTCCTGTTCAAGCTGCTGTTCTCCGATAACCCAAAGATCACCTATCCTCGTGAGAAGCTGCTGATTCCATCAGCTACCGAGTATCGCAACGAGACATGGATGTATCTGGTCAAGGATGCCGACCTGACTACCATCCGGCGCATGGAGCAGCTGGCTGCTGACTTCGGTTTGGTCGGGCGAGGAATCAGCTCTGGTGCATCATGCGTTATCGATAAGGTCGATGTCGTAAGCGATAGAATCCGACTCCATATCAGCACAACCAATACCTTCCTGCCTCACGAATCCATCGAGATCACGGGCAAGGAGTTCAGCAAGCTGTTCGAGAATAGCCCATGCTTCGAGGTGAAGCCAGTTACCTCATCCGAGCCGCTGACTGATGTTAATCTCGACATCGACGGCATCAAGATTGATGTAACGCTGCTCGATAAAGGAAGCATCAAGGACGTGGCTATCGAAGCAGCTGGGCAGGACTACAAGGTCGGCGATAGCATCGTGGCTGATGATAAGATTGGCTTCTATGCTGAGGTATCGCAGGTCAGCGCCTCTGGTGCTATCGAGAAGATCAAAATCCATAACCACGGCAGCAATATCATCAAGGTACCGCAGCTCATCGTATACAGCAAGCAAGGCAAGAATGCTCTACTCAAAGCTGTTCCAGATGACAAGCTGGGCAGACCTTTGCGCTTGCGAGTCCACAGTCCGGTCTTCCAGCATATCAGCCACCCAACCATCACCTTCGCATTCGAGCCAACTGCGGTATTCACCACGCCGAAAGACTGGGTCAATGACAATCACCGCATCGGCTACAATGGCATCATCCTCGATTCCTTCTACTGGCATCAGTTCTCCTACCTCATAGAGTCTGGCATCAGCCGACCGGAATACGAGCACTTCGTCAAGGACCAGGTCCATCCTCCGGGATATGAGCTGTTCTCCGCTCTTGGTCTGAAGAGCAAGTCTAAGCTAATCGAAAGCCTGGATGACAAGCTCCGCAAGGTCAATAAGGCATTCATCGGCTCGCTCTATGCTAGCATGATTGCGAACCTAGCGAATAGGCAGTACGAGAAATGGAGTCAGGGCAAGACCTACAAGATTGGCGATGTGGTCATTCATGGTAATAACGTCTATATCGCTACCAGCAACGGAGAAGCTGGGCATCTCGCTCCGCGCCATACGAAGGGCAATGCTTCTGATGGTGGCTTGCTATGGCAGTACGTGCAGACGGTCAATGCTGACCTGAATGCAATAAGCCATCTCTATATCGCTCTGAGCAATGGCAAGGAGCCGGTAGGCGATGCCTTCTACGCGAAGAAGCTAAACTACAACAACCTGCGACTGGGCATCAAGTATGAACGATTAGTACTCGGCGATAGAGTCAAGCCCGACACGCTCTACAAGACAGACGAAAATCAGCTCTTCTACTGTGTGCAAGGTGGCATCGCTCAGTACACGCCAGCCAAGGCAGCATTCAACACGCTGACGGCAGATGGCGTATGCTGGCGCTACGTAGGCGACATCTCCGCTGCTGACTTGCCCTTTGTAACTGACGACTTCGTGCCGATGATAATCAAGGATAAGACACTATCGAGGAACGAAATCTACCGAGCGAAGCTCCTTGCTCAGTACGGAGCATTCAGCCCATCAGATCGCATCGTTTCTTCCGATACGACTGGCACAATTATCGACTACGAAATCACGCCAGATGGAAAGCTCAAGAACTACTATGTAAGCAAGGGCGGTCATGCTACTAGCAATCAGATTGCTGTGCTGTCGAAAGCTGCACCAGGACAAGGCGCGAAAGCGCACGCCTTGCTTGCAAACAAGGGTATTCACAAAATCGAGATGGAGGAGGCAGGTAGTGGATATCAGTCAGCTATCGTTAGCATCATTGGCGATGGGCATGGAGCTACGGCGATTGCTCAGATTGATCGACTCGGCGCTATCACAGGTATCGAAATCACTAATGCTGGTCAGGATTACACCTGGGCTAAGGTCATCATCATCGCTGGTGTTGCTGCCGCGGTATTTGAGCTCGAGACCAGACCTGTCAGCATTGCTGATATGCTATACAGCATGGAGCCCGATGCTCTCCTGATTCATCAGGAAATCAAGGACCTTCCTGGCTTCATCGACCACACAGCAAGGTACGACGGCATCAGCATCCTAGCCAACGCGAACAAGGATTACCAGATGCACCTTGCGGAAAATTCAATATATAAGATTGATAAAACCAATGCTATCATGCTGTGGTACAAAGCCATATCGCCCAAGCAACGCGCTAAGGGACAGCATGAAAAGATTCTAATCGCCTTCACTCTGGAGTAATCATCGATGGCAGACCTTAACAAGAGTCCTTATTTTAGCGACTACGACCCGCAGAACAACCACCATCAGGTGGTTTATGTCGCTGGTCATCCCATCCAGGCACGAGAGCTGAACAACCAGCAAGCATACGAGCACGCACAGCGCAAGCATTTTGCTGGTCATATCTTCAAAGATGGCTCTCGTGTCTCTGGTGGCAACGTGCAAGCTATCACGCGCGAGTATATCCGCTTCGCTACTAACGATGCAGCTGGTGCGAAATTCGTCCCATCAGCAATGCCCAAGAGCGCTAAGCTGATTGGCAAGTCGTCTGGTGTCGAAGCTATCATGCTCAATGCAATAGATGGAGACGATAAAGACCCGCCGACGATGGGCTTGCAGTACACGAAGGTAGGTAACGACGGACAGCAGTTCCGCTTCCTTCCCGGCGAGGAAATCGAGATTCGCGACGAAAACGATATGGTCGTCAAGACTGCGATTGCTCGATGCCCTACGTGTCCTGGATACCTTGACCCGCAGGATAAGATCAAGCCGCTCGACTACAAGATGAAGGTCATCGCGATTGCTGATGGCGTATTCTATTACGAAGGACGATTCATCAATGTCAAGGCATCCGAAATCGTGTATTCGAAGTATGGCGATGCTGTTACATGCAAGATTGGCTTCGATGTCATCGAGCGCATCGTTACGCCAACAGAAGATGCCCAGCTCTTCGACAACAGCCTGGGCTATCCGAACGAAACCGCACCAGGAGCAGACCGACTGGTAGTCGAGCTCGTGCTGACCAAGCGCACCGGAGCTATCGAAGATGGCACCAAGTTCATCGAGCTAGCTACCATCGAAGACGGCTTCTTGCAGGTACTGAAGCAAGACTATCAGTACGCAGCAATCATGGATACGATGGCACAGCGCACCTGGGAAGAATCGGGCAACTATACCGTATCGGAATGGACCCCGCGCTATCGGGAGCATAAGGCTGCCTACGAAGGAGACCCGCACGGTTTCAAGGTTGATGGAGACGAAAGCAAGCTGAACGTAGTCATCAGTCCGGGTCTGGGCTATGTCAAGGGCTATCGGATTGAGACTGCATCAGACCACAGCATCAATGTCGATAAAGCTCGCTCTACGCTGAAAGCATACGATGGTGCTACCTACTTCGGCGAAGGCTGCTATATCGATCTGGTACCCGATCCGGATTTGTCTGTATGGCCCAATAGCCCGCAGTCGCAGTCTATCGTCGACCTGACGGATATCTATCTCTACGATGGGCTGCCCAATGCCCAGACTCCAACTGGCACAATCATCGGCCGAATCAAGGTAGGCGATGCTACCTACGTTGGCGAGAAGAATGGCGAGCATATCTGGCGCTACAAGATCCTCGATAGCGTGATAACAGACAAGACCAAGCAGGTCAAATGCGTGGCAAATGTGACTAATCGCTTCGTGGCTACCATCCCGACTGGTACGGTATTTGGATGGCAGAACATCGCTGACTTCGAGAAAGCATTGATGTTCGAGCTTCCGCGAAACAACATGAAGTCTCTTAGAAACATCGACCGTCCAGACCGCAGCTCGATGACCATCACGATGCGTAAGAAGCTGACTGCTACGCTCGGAGCGGATGGAAGCTATACCTTCACGCTCTCGGGCATGAACTTTGATGCTAACATCAAGGATACGATTATCATCGTTGGCAATGCTGGTGCTTACAAGTCAGTAAGAGCTACCGCTGATAACTGCAAGCCACAGGGCAACAGCCTCCTGCTCAATCTGGGATCGGAGCACTCTGGCAAGAAGGTAACCATCATCCATAGCGTCCATACGGTAGGCCTGATCGAGAAGCAGAAGCAATCGATGCTTACCTACAAGCGCAACGTAAACAAGGCAGACGTGCAGACCTGGCTCGGTCTGGGCAAGGCGGATGTCTATCAGATCGTGAAGATTGAAGCCTACTCCTCCGCAACGCCTAACGATAAGCAGGTGGTAACCAACAAGTTCGAGTTCGACCGAAACATCAGCCACTATGCCTATCACGAGTCTCGAGTCAAGCTGCGAGAAGGCGAGGTGCTATCCAACAGCGTCGATAAGGTTGATATCACCTTCCGCTACTTCAACCACACCGATAGCAACGCAGCGGGCTTCTTCACCATCGACTCCTATTCCAGTCCGCTTGCTGACCCAGACAGTGGTGTTACGTATAAGAACCTGCCAGCATATCGCATCGGCTATCGCTTCGTGTCTGCTGCTAACATCCTCGACTTCCGTCCAATCGAGATGTCGGGCGAGAATAGCGTCGGCGAGATGCCTGCTACGGGTATGACTGCTCTGTATAATATGGAGTATTACGTAGGACGGCGAGACCTGCTCTCTGTCGATAAGGATGGTAACTTCTTCCACATCCTGGGTGTGCCAGCAGATGATCCGAAAGCTCCAACCAATCGCAATGCTGATGTGATGCCACTCTACGAAGTCTTCATACCAGCTTACACATACAGCTATCAGGATGTCAAGCTGACACGAATTGAGAACAAGCGCTACACGATGCGCGACATCGGACGGCTTGAGACTCGTATCGATAACCTCGAGTACTACACGAGTCTGAGCTTGCTCGAGTCTTCTGCGGCTGCTGATGATACGAAGGATGCGCAGGGCTTCAGCCGATTCAAGAATGGCTTCGTGTGCGACGACTTCAAGCAATACTCAACCGGCGATACTGCCAATAACGAGTTCCGTGCTATCATCGATAAGACTCGTGGCGAGCTGCGTCCGTACTACTACATGTTCAACCGCAAGGGCGTATTCAATCCATCGAAGAGCAAGAATGCGGTCATAACCAATGGCATCATCCATAAGCCCTACGAACACGAGAAGATCGACGAGCAGCCATATGCAACGCGTAGCCTCTCAGTCAATCCTTACATTGTAGCACGCAAGACTGGCAGCCTGATTCTGACGCCTAATGTCGATACCTGGTCTGATACCCATCGTCAGCCCGATATGAATATGGATATCGATACCGGCGTCGATGCTATCAAGAAGCTAGCTGATCGCCAGAACAATATGACGACAGCCTTCAACAACTGGGTCTGGGCGAACAGAACGCAAGAAGTCGGACGAGACGAGACTACCAGCCTCGGTAATGGCATGAAGGTCAAGACCGAGACTACGGTCAAGACGGTTCAGTCATTCCGCGATCGCACGACGGTAAGCTCATCCTCTAGCTCAGTCATCCAGAACCGCCGCCGAACCACGACAACTCAGACCACGCAGACCAATCTGCGCGATACGCTCGAGTCAACAGTAGAGCAGACCACAACCACCAGAACACAGACGAATGCGAGTATCGAGTCTCGTACGGACAAATACACGTTCGACCGCGTGACTGATGTCGGTTTGCTTCCTTACATGAGGAAGACCAATATCGAGTTCACTGCATCGGGTCTCTATCCGAACATGCGCCATTATGTGTTCTTCGATAAGCAAGATATAACTGAGCTGTGCACCATCCAAGGTAGCACAGAGAAGATACGCGATGCTCTGGTTGGCAACCTGCTCATCTCAGACGAAAACGGCGTGCTGCAAGGCACCATCAGCATTCCCGAAGGCAAGTTCTTCACTGGTGTTAAAGAGGTTCGCATCACCAACGATCGCCATAACAAGCAGAACGACGAGGACGAGGTCAGCTACGCTGCTGGTCAGTTCTTCGCTGGTGGTATTAGGCAGGACAAGCAGAACATCAACCTGAATGTGACTACTCCTGTCTACAAGGAAACCGAGCAGGTCCTTAGCCAGGAGCGAAGCCCAGAGCGCACGACCAACACTCGTGTGACTGGCACTCAGGTACTCGGAACTTCAACGACTACGTCCGTCCGCACGACACCATACGACCCGGTAGCTCAATCATTCAAGTTCGATGATAACGAGTTTATGATCAGCAAGATCAAGCTGTGGTTCGAAGCTGTGCAAGCTAAGACTGTCATCAAGCTGCAAATCCGCGACATGGTCAATGGCTATCCAGGGCAAACGGTACTGGGCGAGGTATCGATGCAAGCTGCGAACGTCAAGACCTCGTGGAATGCTAGCGAGGCTACCGAATTCATATTCCCAACACCAGTGCGCATCCAGAAGGGAATCGAGTACTGCTTCGTCGTGCTTGGCGAGACTCCTGCTACTCGTATCTGGATTAGCAAGCTAGGCGAGACCTGTGTCAACGTACCGAACAAGGTAGCAGACAGTCAGATTGCTCTTGGTTCTTCCTTCCGCAGTCAGAATGCAAGCACCTGGTCAGCCGAGCAATTCGAAGATATCATGTACGAGATCTACGCTGCTAAGTTCGACAGCAATCCGATGGAAGTCGTGTTTGATGTATCTGGCGGACTCGAAGAAGAGCCGCTTGACCCGGCACCGTTCGAAGGCGAGCAGGGCTCTAACCTCATTCGTGTCTATATGAAAGATGACCACGGACTGAATGTCGGCGATAGCGTGCATATCAACTGCTTCCCAGACCAGAGATATGATGTCAGCCTAACTAACGGCTTCATCCATGTTGGTCATTATATGGAGATCGATAACCAGCGCTCATCCGCGAAAGTCAAGTCAGTCAAGTACCGCGATAGCACCCATGCTACCGTGACTGTCGAGAAGCTCAATGGCATGATTACGCCGAGCAGCTCATTCCTGGCTACAGCATTCATCGCCAAGCCGGGAAGCCAAGATGCATTCAATGCCTACTTCGATATCAAGCCAGAAGACTACGATATCCGCCAGGCAGCTGGCACCTTCGTCAATGTCGAGACTCCGCTCGAGCTCAATGGCATTCCGCTTGCTGAAATCAACACCACGCACAAAGTCAAGCGTGTTGACGATAACAAGACCTTCATCATCGAGGTGCAAACGAGTGCTGCTAAGTCTGGACGATTTGGTCCCGAGGCTGCCGCTTGCATCTGCAACCGCAGAGCTGATATGTTCAACGCAAGTGTGAACTACCAGCTGCACAATGCGATGGAGAAATGGACCTATACTGCTTGCTCGCATATGATCGTAGGCGGCAATGATGGCACAGCCCACGACTACTTGCAGCTTGCAGATGCAGCATTCGATATGAAAGCAGACCGCTATCTGTCGAGTCCGATCAAGCTCGCAACGAAGACGAACGAAGCCGAGCGCTACCGCAAGGAGCCATCCTTCACCGTGAAGGGAGTCCTGACTCCGCCGACCGTCTATCTCTCGCCGATGCTGTCTGCTGACACGATGTCATGCACCTTCGTAGCTAACGACATCTATCCTCTCGATGCTGAGAGCGTCAATCGGGACCCGAACGCATCCGGACGATTCGTTCCCGAGACTGATAAGTCATACGGCTTCCAGCGCTTCAAGTACGTAACGAAGACGATCAACCTGAAGAATCCGGCTGCTGACCTGAAGATCTGGTTCGATATGTATCGTCCGATTCATGCAGGCTTCGATATCTACATCAAGCTGCAAAAATCAACAGTAACTGATATCGACGACCAAGAGTGGATTCATGTCAATCTCGGTGCTAAGGGCATCTCTGAGGACATCAATAAGTTCATCGAAGTCGAGGGATTGCTGAGCCAGACCAATCCTGGACTTGCATCAGCACAGGATACATTCAGCGCCTTCAAGATCAAGATCGTCGGGCTTAGCACGAACGTGTCGATTCCTCCGCTCTTCAAGAACCTTCGCCTGATTGCTTACACCTGAGGGCTTCGCATGCTACGAGTAATAGGATACAGCAATCTCGCACGAGACGAGACAGGTGCGATACAGAACACGAACAACTCAGACTACCAGGCTGCGCTCGCAAGGGCGCAGCGGCAGGACGAAATATCTGAGCTCAGAGCTGAAGTTCAGGACCTGCGCAAGCAATTTCATATCATTTCGCAACAATTGGAGAAAATAATCCATGACCTCAATACTAGACCAAAAACCACAGCCTAATGCCAAGAAGGGCATTGACGGATGGATTGATGGAGAGAATGGGACTATTCTCACATCAGCCTATGGCTACTTTAAAGACAGCTTGGAAGTCCATCAGGACCGACCGAACAGTCCGCTAGCTGATGGCGAGAAATACGTTCCTCCATCTTCGCCTCCTGGTGGCTCTCCATCACCGCAGCAACCACCATCACCTCCGCCTAGCGGACCGCAAGCTCCAGCTCCTGAACCTAATAAGCCCGGCTCCCTGACCATCTCTGGCGAAGGCAAAGTTGGCGCTACGCTGACTGCATCTATCGATGATGCTGATGGAGTACCGTCTACTGTTGCTTATCAGTGGAAACGCGATAGCCAGAACATTGCTAATGCAACGAGCAATACCTACACGCTGACTGATGATGATAAGGGCAAGAAGATCACCGTATCTGCTACGTACGAAGACAACAAGGGCAATCAGGAGAGCCTGACGAGTGATGAGCCTGCTATCGAATCCGGACAATCTGGGCTGAGACAAGCATATCCTCAAGGAGGACCGCAGCAACCTCCGGCTCCTCCGCAACCATCACAGCCTCCGTCACCTCCTCCGGCTCAACCACAGCAGCCGCCAGCATCGCAGACTCCTAATCTCGATGCAGCCATCACCACGCTGAAGCTGCCAGAAGAGAAGACTGCTCGTGCTATCAACTATCGTGGCGCTGAAAGCATCAAGCTGAACCTCCTGACGCAAGATGCTATCAACTACTACAAGAGCCTGATCGATGGATACAAAGCCCAGTATCCAAACCACACAGCAGCTGATGCTATGCTGGCGAAGATCAATGCGCTCAATCTGACCACGGGCAAGAGCAACGCTGCACAAACGATGGAAGCATGGGAGAAATATCTCGATACCATCAACCTGCTCAAAGATATGAAGCCATCCTACGAAGCAGCGATAGCAACCAATCCGTCTAACAAGGCAGATATCGAAGCAGCCTACAAGGCTCTGAATGCAGAAACACCAGCTACCAAGCAGACCCTGCTCGATGCTATCGAAGCTGCTAAGGCACCGAAGCAAACATTGTCGAAATACGATGCAGTCAAGGCTCAGCTCGAGCTGCCTGCAGAAGTCACCAGAGCCGCTGATACCGTTGACGATGACGACGAAATCAAGCTAGCTAAGCTCAATGACGATGCTCGAGCATACTATGAAGGCAAGATCAACGAGTGGAAGAATATCTATCCGCAGGACCTGATCGATGATGCCGAGAACAATATGCGCAACTTCGACATCAACACGAAGAACCAGCTTCTGGGAACCTTCGTCACAGAGTGGAATCGGCTTGCTAAGCTCGAAGATACTTACAAGTGGGCAACGCCGCTCTACAAAGAAGCCATCAAGACCGAAAAGCAAGGCGCTAAGCGCACTCGACTCGATGCAGCCTACAAGGCTCTGACTGCTCTGACTCAAGAGACGAAAGCCGAGTTCAATAACGCCCTTACCGACTACAATCAATAACAGGAGAATCGCATGACAGATACACTAGCAAATGAGCTTCCGTGGATTGCTGAAGCGCGCAAACACATCGGTCTGAAAGAAATCGTCGGACCGCAGCACAACAAGACCATCCAGTCGTGGCTCAAAGAGCTCGGTTCTGCATGGACTGATGATGAGACACCGTGGTGCGGAACTTTCGTAGCTCACTGCCTCAAGACTGCTGGTCGCCGCATTCCGCAATACTGGGCTCGAGCTAAAGCATATACCGAAGCAGGCAAGCAGATTGCTCGTCCGGCTTATGGTAGCATCGTCGTATTCACTCGAGACGGTGGCGGTCATGTCGGCTTCGTTATCGGTCGTGATGCTGCTGGTAATCTCATGGTCCTTGGTGGCAACCAATCGAACATGGTCAATGTGAAGCCATTCTCCCTCGCTCGTGTCGTTGGATACTTCTGGCCGAGCACCGATGCTAGCAATCGCGAGGAACCTGCTGACTTCCGGTACAACCTTCCTCTGTTGCAATCAGATGGAAAGCTATCAACGAACGAAGCATGATCTGATCTAGGTTGAGATTAGAAAGCCCATCCTAACACGATGGGCTTTCTTTTTAAGCACAAAATTAGAGCCGAATCACGCCCAGATTTTTGCCTACCCTATACTACCCTACCACCCACCATGCGAGAATCGCCGGTTTTTGGATTTTGCTAATAAAATCAATAAGATAGCAAAATCCGAGATGAAAAATTTTAGCTGAAATTCTTTAATGAAAATAAGGCTTTACAAATTTTTCGAGAAAATCGGTACCAATTTCATGAAAAGCCAGGATCATAAAAAAGCCCTGCTAATGCAGGGCAAAGTCCGGAGGTCTTTATGGATTCAAGCTGCGTAGTGGTTGCTCGTGGTCTCGTACGGTACGATATCGCTGTATGCTTGGCTTTTTGCGAGCTTTTTGAAGATTTGGGCAGGCCAGATATCGTAAGCCTTAGCAGCGATTTCTTGCAGCGCTTTCTTAGCAGCAGCTACGGTCTTAGCTGCGATGAAATCGACCGGCGTATCGTCGTATTTGTAAAGCTCGATGTTGATGGTCTTGCGCTTTGCATCGTATGCGATGACGATACGCAAGCTAGAATTGAAGTCGTAGCTGATAATGGCAGCTTCGTGTCTGTTAGCATTGATATAGCTGATTACGTTCATTTGTTGTGATCCTGTTCAAGAATGTTGATTTGATGTTATCAGCGCGCCATTTGCTTTGCTGATGGGCTGCATTATATAGCCATTTTTGAAAATTGCAAGCCTTTTTCGATTGGATTTTCCAAAACCGAATCGAGGAAAATCAAAGTCAGATGCGCTGGTTTAGCTCGAGCTCGTATGGCACCATCTCAACGTACGATGGGTCGCTAGCTAGCTTGTAGTAGATCGGATCAGGCTTGACGTCGAATGCTATGCGCGCTAGATCTTGCAGAGCTTTCGTTGCACCAGGAACCGTCGTAGCAACGATGCCCTCAACGAAGTCATCATCGACCCATAGCTCGATGGATAGCCCAGACGCATCAGGGTCGAACTCGATAGAAATCCACATTTTGTCGGATAGGTCATGACTGATGATGACGGCGTCGTGCTTGCTTGATAGTGCTTTGCTGATAGCATCCATAGTTGATGTCTCCTGGTTTGTTGATGTGCTGTTATTATAGCAGCAAGCAGGTGAAGGCAAGCATTATCATGCGCAGAAGATGGCTGATATCAATGATTATCGGATATCTTCTTGATCTGCAAGCATTTTCATGAAACATTAAGATTTTGCAAGGTACGGAAAATCAGCGATTTTCGCGGTTTTCCATTTTCAAAACCTGCCAAAATTTTGACTGTCGAAAACAAGATTTCTAATGATATCAATGATTTAAGAGATGCAAATGCAAATAATAATACTTTGCATCTAGAAAATTTTTGAAGAAAATCCGAAATTCCTTAGCAAAATCATCAGCTTACAGCAAATCTAGAAATCTCTAATAAAAGCAATGGCTTATTAAAAAACTGAACCATCTTAAAATGCCGGCTTTGAATTTTTGCAAAAAATATGCTAGTATGACCCCGTCATACAGCTTCGCTGGAACGGGGAAATCATACATTTCCTGCTTTGCAGGGGATGGTTTTTGATTTCTTCGTTCCGGTGATGCGGTACGTATGACGTCGTCCGGTTTTTGGACGTGTTGCGGATGTGGTCAAAAACGGATTTCTTGGACGTTTGAAATATCTGGATTCATGATGTTTCGATGCTTCGCTTCGCTCGCATCGAAACATCAAATTCGATGCCTTCGCTTCGCTCGGCATCGAATATTGAGTTTCGGACCAATGTGGAATTTGATTTTCGGATGTCGGATTTTGGATTTCCTTCGTGAAAATCAAATTTGATGATGTTCGGTTGTATCGGATGTGGCTTCGGTTGTATCCGAACTCAACTTTTCGCACCGAACAAAAATGGATTTGGTTCTGCTTTGAAACCACCGAACGGAGTGAGGTGGGGTCAAAGGCAGGCAAAAC